GCCCTTCAATTACACTGTGGTCAAAGTCGCAGAGCATATCACGGACACGCTGTATGCGCTGAAAGAGGTGGCTGCAAGTGAAAATTAAAGTGAGGTTGAGCGATGCCGGACTTCGTGATGCGGAACGTCAGATACAGAAGTACAAGACCACCCTGAACAAAAAGGCACAGGAGTTTGCAAAGGCGTTGGCTGATAAAGGACTTGACGTGGCGAAAGTTTGTTTTGCCAATGCAGAATATGCCGGAAACAACGATGTCTCTTGCCGTGTTGAGCAGAACGGAAACACCTGCACCATCATTGCTGAGGGCAAGGCGGTTGCATTTATCGAGTTTGGCACTGGCGCACATCACAACGGATATGGCGGTGAGCTACCGCCAGGCGTTGGTGCGCATGGCTCCTACGGCAAAGGGCAAGGCGCAAACCGCAGATGGTACTACTACGGAGAATCCGGCAATGCTGGTACACCTGTCAAACAGGTGGATGGCAAAGGCCAGTTGAATTACACCGATGGCAACGAACCAGCTATGGCTATGTGGGGAGCTGTTGAGGAAATGGCTTCTCAGGTCGAAGCAACGTGGAGGGAGGTTTGGAATAGTTGATTGATTATTTCAATTCTATCTTCACGGCTGTTGCTAAGGAATTGCGAAAGCAAGTCCCCGGCATCTTTGTCACTGGCGAAATTAATGACAGCAACGTCAAGAAGTTTCCGTGTGTGCAGATAGAGGAAAACAGCAATCTGCCTGTACACATTGATTCTGCTGGCCACAGCAAGTACGCTGCCGTTTCCCTGCGTGTGCGGGTCTACTCCAATAAGGACACCGGGCGCATTGCAGAAGCACGTTCCATCGTTGGCATCGTGGATTCTGTTCTTGAACCGCTTAAATTTTATCGCAAGTCGTTTGCCCCGTTGAATGGGCTGTATAACAATTCCGTCTATCGGATTGATTGCAGCTATGGGGCAACAATCGGAGAGGACGGAATGATTTACCGAAACTAAGGAGGTAAACATTCTATGAGTACTGCTATCTCCGGTCTGAATACCACCCTGTATTGTGGCGACAGCGCAACCGCTCTGACGAAGCTGTGCGACATCAAGGATGTGCCTGACCTGATCTCCGAGCCGAACCTTCTGGACGCTACCACCCTGTCTGATCCCATGCAGGTCAACATCTTCGGCATTATCCAGAGTGACACCAAGTCCTTTACTGCCAACTACAACAAGACTGACTACAAGAAGGTCAAAGAAGCTGGCTACGATGAGACTTCCGAGAGCAACACCGTGAAGTATTACGCCCTGAAGATGCAGGACGGCTCCGGCTTCACTTGGCAGGGTATGCATCAGGTTGGTCTGTCCGGCTTTGGCGTGGACGAGGTCGTGGAAATGACCATCAATTGTATCTTCACCAAGAAGCCCGAGTTCAGCGAGACTTTGACTGTCAATGGCGGCTAAACCGCAAAAATCGAATCAATCAAACCGGGCAGAACTGAACATCGGATTTGGTTCTGCCCCTATTTATAAAGGAGAGCATTTATTATGGCTGCTAAGGTTATCAACTTTCATTCCCCCGATGGCAAGAACACTTACGAGCTGACCTTCACCCGTGACAGCGTGGAAGCCACCGAACGTGCAGGCTTTCAGATTGGCCAGTACACCCAGATGATCAATCTACTGTCCAACTCCCGTGCTCTGTTCTACGGCGCTTTTATCGCACGAAACAAGGGCATCAAGCGCAAGGTCGTAGACGAAATGTTCCTGCACATCGAGGATAAAGAAGATCTGATGGGCGTTCTGCTTAAGATGTTCATGGATGCTTCTAATTCTCTGCTGGCAACTGACACTGAGGACAAAACCGCAAAAAACGCAACGTGGGAGATTGTGTAACTGCACAATCTCAAGAAACAGACGGAGAGGGGGAACCATTCTCCTTCTCCAAGCTGTTCCACGATGTAGAAGCCTATTACATCTCCATCGGCATGACCTACGACCAGTTCTGGCACGGCGATGTCTGGCTGGCGAAGGTCTACCGTGACGCAGAGGAGCTACGGGAACGCAGAGCCAACACGGAAGCGTGGAGAAACGGCTTTTACATGGCATCTGCACTTTCCTCTACGGTTGGCAATATGTTCCGAAAGAAAGGGCCTAAGCCCATCAAGTACATGGATAGACCGATTCCCCTTACTCAAAAGGAGAAAGACGAATATGAATACCAACGCGCAGTTGAGGCGCAGGAGCGAATCAAGAGAATGATGTTCTCTATGATGGAAAGTGATGGTGGTAGTGATGGCTGATGTTGATATTACGAGCTTATCCGTAGAGATTTCTGCGGAATCGCAGGGCGCAGAGCTTAATATCGACAAGCTCGCTACCGCCATTTCTAATTTGCGGACGAAAGGCAACGTCACAAAGGTTGTGAACAGCCTTGACAAGCTGGCCGGTTCCATTGCAACGCTGAAACAGGCATCCGCTGGAATGTCCGGGCTGGACAAAATCACCAGCTTTCTGAATGGGCTTTCCAATGTCAACACGACTGCAAGCACAAAGAGCATCAACACGGTCGTGAACGCAATCAAGAAGATTCCTGCTGCTGTGTCTGGCTTGAACGGCGTTGACTTTTACTCCATGTCTGGAAGCATTACTCAGCTCACTAACGCTTTGGCTCCGCTGTCTATTCTGGACGCATCGAACCTTAAAGCTCTTGGCAGCGCTTTCAATGCAATCGGAAAGGTTCCTGATCTGACCGACAAGCTGAAAGCAACAGACCTTGATTCTTTTGCAAGCTCTTGTCAGAAGATTTCTGCTGCTCTTGCTCCCCTTGCATCTCAGCTTGACAAGGTGGGCAATGCATTTGCAAAGCTCCCTCCGCAGTTGAGCAAGGTGGTTACACAGGCAAATCGTGTGACTGCTGCCAACGAAAAGCAGCGCAAGAGCTATCTCAGCCTGTCCAATCAGATGAACGGCTTTATGCGGAACATGGCAAAGCTGGTTTCGTTGAAAGCTATCGCTGAGTATCTTGGCAACGCTGTTGCGAAGTTCAATGACTTCTATGAAGCAACAGATCTGTTTCATAATGCTATGGGCAATCTGAGCGGTGAAGCCGATACGCTCATTAGCAAGATGCAGGGTTTGCTTGGCGTTGATCCGACCAAAGCAATGACCTACATGGCTACCATCCAGAGCTTGGGTACTTCGTTTGGTCTGACCAGCGACAAAGCATATATTCTGTCCAAGAATCTGACCCAGCTTGCCTATGACGAAGGTTCCTATTGGAACAAAAACGTTGCAGAGACCTTTACCGCAATGTCCTCCGCAATCTCTGGCGAGATTGAGCCTATTCGCCGTTTGGGCGTTGATCTGTCTCAGGCACGGTTGCAGCAGGAGCTTCTTGCTTTAGGCTTTAACAAACAGGTTTCTAGCCTGTCTCAGGCAGATAAGGCAGTTTTGCGTTACATTGCCATTATGAAGCAGACTGCCAACGTGCAGGGCAACCTTGCACAGACCATCCAGAGCCCTGCGAACCAGATTAAGATTCTGAAAGCGCAATTGGATATGCTGGCGAAGTCTGTTGGCTCTTTGCTCTACCCTGCCATGAAATCTATTCTTCCCCCGCTGATTGCCGCCGTTCAGCTCATTCGGGAGTTCGTTCAGTGGGTGGCAAAGCTGATGGGCGTGAAGGTCGTGTTCACCGATTTCACTAAGAGTGCTGGCAGCGTTGGCGGCATCGGTGACGCAATGGATGACACAACCGATTCGACAAAGAAAGCCGCCAAAGCTCTCAAGGACTACACGATGGGTTTTGATGAACTGAACATCATTGACCCAACACAAGGAAGCTCCGGCTCTGGCGGCGGTGCATCTGCCGGCAACATCTTGGGCGATGTAGACCTGTCCGGCTACGATATGTTCAAGCAGTACAACGAAGAGTTTGCAAAGCAGATTGATGCTATCAAGCAGAAAATCAAGGCTATGCTTCCTCTTATAGCGACTGTAGCAACCGCCCTTGCTGCTTGGAAGCTCACAAATCTTATTACGGATATTGTGGATGCTATTTCCAAAATGAACGCATTGAAATCCATTGTTTTGGGTCTTGGCGTTTTTACAGTAGGTGTCGTTCTTGAAATTACAGGCATTAAAGACGCGATTGAAAATGGCGTAAATGGGAAAAATTTCGCCGAAATTGTTCTTGGTGCTTTGATTGGAACTACAGGCGCAGCCATTCTCGGTAAAGGAATTGCTCAGTTTATCGTGACCGGCTTTGGCAATACTGCTGTTGGAGCGGCCATTAAAGCGGCTGGTGGCTCTACTGCTGGCGCGATTATTGGAGCAGCAGTTGGCGGAGTAGTAACCGGCATACCTATGTTTGTAACGGGCGTTTACGATGCTGTCAAGAATGGCTTAAACACGTTAAACGGAATTTTGATTCCGCTTGGCTCGACAATGGCTGGCGCAGGCATTGGTGCAATTATCGGTTCTCTTGGTGGCCCGATTGGTACAGGCATCGGTACGCTGATTGGTTTGATTGTTGGTGGTCTGACCGATGTCGGAATTGCGATTTATCAAAACTGGGACAAAATTACAGAATCTCTCGACAAGGCAAGCGAGAGCTTAAAAAACTGGTTTGTCGGCGTTGGCGAGTGGTGGAATGAAAAGTGGCAAGGGTTCAGCGCTAATTTTCAGACTGCATGGGACAGCTTGCCCGGATTTGTTCAGCATCCAATTCAGGCGCTTAACCAAGCAAGCGCAGGCTTAAAGCAGTGGTTTGCTGGTGTTGGCGAGTGGTGGAACCAGAAGTGGGCCGGATTCAAAGAAAACTGGGACAAGGCTTGGAACAGTTTGGTTGATACAATTAAAAATCTCCCTGCAAAATTTTTGGACTATGGCAAAAACATCGTTCAGGGCTTGATTGATGGTATCAACAAAGGAATTGAGAATGCAAAGAAAACTGTTGGTGGACTTGCAAAGGCTATTCTAGATAAGTTCACGACAGATACTGGCATCCACTCTCCTTCTAAAGTCTTTGAACAGTTCGGTATCTACATCGACCAAGGCCTTGCAAACGGTATCACTGCAGCACTTCCTTACGTTGAACAGGCTATGACTAATCTGGCAAACGTTGTTCAGCAGAAGGGCAACGAGATGATTGACTATGGCACGACCACCGCAACGAATTTTGTTAATGGCTTCTTCAACGGTCTGGACAGTAAGTGGCAGGAGCTTGACTCCGGCTTGCAGAATGACTTCTTCGGCACGGTACAAAATCTTTGGAATGCTGTGCAAAACGGCGACCTAAAAACAATTGGTACGACTACTGCTGCTATTATCTGGCAGGCGATGGGAGAGGAAAACCGAAATCAGGTAAAAGCATACGCACAAAGCTTCATTTCCAATATTTCCGGCGTTTTAAAGGACGCATCTAAAACCCTGTTTAACGAAGCGTTAAAAGTTGGCAAGGTCATTTGGAGCGGAATCACAAGCAATTTTGGAAAAATCGTAAAGAGCGTTTCTAATCTTGGAACTACGATTTCTGCATCAATTAGCGCATTGAAGGTGCCTTTAGCCACTACTGGCACTGCAATCAGTCAAGGCCTTTTCGGTGGCCTTGTAAGCTCTTTCCCTGAAATTTTTGCCGCAATGGGTAGCTTGATTGGAACTGTTGGCTCTGCGTTTGTTGGCCTTCTTACTTCTATTGCTGGCGCGCTTTCGTCTACAGTTTTCGGTATTCCTGTAGCACTTATTGTGGGCGCAGCCGCGATTGCATTAGGTGCTGCGATTGCGGGCATTGTGAGCAATCTCGGTGGGAAATATTCAACTGACAACTCTTCTTACGTCGGAACCCCTGAATACGACGCTTCTACGGGTTCCACCACTTCTGCAAGCGGATACTACAGCAGCAATACATCATCCGGAGCGACAAGTTCTTCTGACCTGCAAGGCGCGGTTTACAACGGCTGCTACAATGCGTTTCTTGATATCTTCCAGCGCTATGGTGACGAAATTACCGGTGGTAAGGAAGTCAGGCTGTTCATTGACGGAAAGCAGATTACTGCTTCGGTCGAAAAGCAGCAGGCTGACCGTGGCGTGCAAATTATGGGGACGGAAGTGTATAGCTATTAAGGAAGGAACGGTGAATTATGCAAGCTCTTGTATCAGTGAACGGCGTAGATTTGCCAGAGCCTTCCTCTTATAGCGCAACAACTTCAACCATCGTTGATTCTGGCCGAAACGTGCAGGGCAAGGTTGTTGGCTCTGTGGTTCGACACGATGTTGCAAAAGTGGCTCTCAAGTGGAATTACCTTACTGCAAAACAATGGGCTTCCGTTATCGGCCCATTCACTACAAACTTTTATTGCACGGTACGATTTTACAATCAAGCAACAGCTTCTTATTCCACACGCCAGATGTATGTTTCCGACCGAACGGCCGGAATGTGGCGAAGGGGCCCAAACACCGGAAATGTGATGGGCTGGACGGATTGTTCTTTGAGCCTGGTTGAGGTCTAAAGGTGGTGATTTTATATGTCTGTAAAGCCGTCCGATAAGTGGCTTTCACAATATAATAATACGCTTGTACCCGAAGCTTTTATTCAGATTACTTATCATGCAGCTGATGATGCGGCGCAAACGGACGCTATTGCAAGTTCAGGTTCGCAAACCGTGTTTAGCAACGTGGCATCCATCACTGACCTGGACATTTCCACTTCTGGAAATTACGCGACTGCTGAAACTAATTTTTGGGTTTTAGATGGAAGCTTTGATATCGTCCCGAATTCTGAACCGTATCAAGAATGCGGCTATGTAAGCGGCGAATGCGTATCAAGCTCCAATCATCCAACCATCACATTTTCTTTTAGTAAAATCCACGAAGAAAAAATACCGGGTCTGACAATCATTTGGTCTGAAATTTTAAATGAATGGGCAAAATCATTTAAAGTTTCCGCTTACAAAGGAACCGCTCTTCTTTTGGAAAAGCAAATTGGCAACAACGATTCCACCGAAACTTCAATTGAATTTGAGATTTCCAATTATGATTCGGTTGTTATTGAGGTTCTTGAATGGTGTATTCCAAACCGAAGAGCTCGTATCTCGCAGGTGGAATTTGGACAGCGTGTGAGATTTATCAAAACAGACCTTCTGTCGTATTCCCATAAATCAAAACGAGACCCGATTTCCAGCCAGCTTTCTAAGGATTCAATCTCTTTTTCCATTGATAACAGCGACCAAAAATGGAATCCTATCAACCCAGACGGTCTCTACAAGTATTTGTATGAGCGCCAAGCTGTTTTTGTAAAGTATGGCATGGACTTGGACGGACAGACTGAATGGATTAACGGAGGTAAGTTTTACCTTTCTAGTTGGAGCATTCCTTCTAATGGTATTACCGCTTCCTTTGAAGCTCGTGATGCTTTGGCATTTTTAATCGATTCACCATACACCGGAAGAAAAAGTGGCACTTTATACGAAATATGCTATGACGCTTTGGAACTTCTTGATGTTTCTGGCATCAGCTATTACATCAATGAGTCTTTGAAGGATTATACAACTGATTTTAGTAACAGAAATTCTTCGTATAAAAACGCTGATGTACTACAGCTTTCTGCTAACGCAGCCGGTATGGCTTTGTATCAGACAAGAAACGGTGAGATTCGGATTGACCGGGTTCCGTACCTTCCTGAAAACAAGTCCGATATTTATGAAATCACTGAAATCAATGATTATCAGTATCCGGAAATCACTTTTTCTAATAAGTTAAAAAACATCTCTTACTCCCTAAATGGAGCTTCGTCGTTATATCCGAATGGTGCTACGGGCGATGGCGTTACGCAAAGTGTGAACAATGCACTTATTTCTTCTTCCATCGTCTCACAGCCAAAAAATGTTCTAACTGAAAGCTATAAAGTGCTTTCTAACCGTCGAAAAGCTACCCTGTCTTATCGTGCAAGCCCGCACAACGATGCTCTTGATTTTGTCAAGCTCAATCATCAGTTTGGATATTCTTCTAATTTGCTGATCACGGACGTTTCTTACACGTTTAATGGTAGCTTCAAAGGCTCCGTTACCGGGTATATGATTGAAGACGTTGATTCGTTACAAATCGATGCTTCTGAGATTTACTTACATCCTTCCGACACGATCACGCTCACTGCAACGCTTGCCCCTGCATCTGCTGATTCCCCTGTTATTGTTTGGAATGCATTTCCCGCTGGTATCGTTGAACTGAATGTCATCAAGAACGAACGTGGCGTATCTGTCTGCAACGTCACGTATTTGCACAGTGGAAATGCAACGATTACAGCTACAGTCGCAAGCCTTTCTGCCTCTTGTAACGCCATTACAACTGCTGATGAAATTTCTAATTTCAAGGAAGGCGACACCGTTTACGTTTCGATTGCTGGCGTTTATACCGCTTTCCTTGTGTCAAAGCATAATTATGAGCCTGAATTAAACGGGACTGGAAGAACGCTTTTGGTGCATAAAGATTCGATTTTTGGCAACGGTACAGAGGATTTTGCGTGGGATAGCAAAAAGACAACCCCTGCGGAATATTCAAAAAGCACCATTGATGCCTTATTGAATGGAAGCTTTAAAAAGTCTCTTTCTGCTTTCATGCAAGAAAAAATCGGAAAAACCACCTTCTATTATACTCCCGCGTTTAAAAAGAATGATTCTGGACAATATCAGCCTTCTGCTGTGTCTACGTTGTCCCGCAGTGTGTTTTTGCCTTCAGCAAAAGAAATAGATTATGATTTTCCTGATGATAACAGTAGCTATGATAGCCAAATGTGGGGGTATGGATGCAACGCAGAAGGGAGCACTCTGCCTACCGCAAAAGAACTTTCCAAAGGACCGTTCTATACTTACGGCGGCACAACATTCGCGTATCAACAATGGACAAGAACCCCTGTTACTCACCTCGAATGGTGGGGGATGAATTCTTCTGTCGGAAGTATCTATTATCGTTCCATTGTGGTTTCGGTGTATTATGACAAGATTCACCTCGGAAGTTCAGACAATCGAAACGAATTGTCTTACTTCGACTGCATTGGTTCTGGCGATGGTAATTACAAATGCTACCGACCGGCATTCACCGTCCCTCAGAATTTGAAGGTTGGATATCAAGGAAGAATTGAAGAGGAGTAGCTTATGGGCCAATGGATTACAGACCGAACGCAATCAGACGTTAACCACGTAAAAGAAATCACAGCAAAGGCGAGAACAGGCACGTGGACAAAAGCTGAACAATCGGAATGGCTTGCCGGTATGAAGGGCGCTTTAAATTATACGGATTTCAACCGTGTAGAATCCGGTATTCAAGAGCTTGGCTCTATTGTTGGCGCGTCTGTTTCTGTTCGGACTGATTGGACAGTCGACGGATATATGAAAGTCTCCGATGCAATACGTTGGATTTCTAATATCAACTCTATTCGTGCTAAATGCTCTGGCCCATCTAGTATTGCAGATACGCCAGAAAGCATGAATAAACTCGATTTTTCAACAATGAATCAAATCGAGCAAATTTTGTTCGACATTGAAACGTTTGCTAAAACATACGTTACATTTTCTGGCGAATATATGACTGGGGAGGGACAATATGGTTTTTGAAGACCGTGTGGCGAAATATCCGGGTCGATGGACAATGGTAAAGTCGGATGGAACATCCGAAATTGTCACTCTTATCCGAAATGACGAGCCAACAAAAGAAGGGACACCAATCAATGCAGCCACCTTAAATGAGCTGAGCACTGTTGCGGGAGCGATTAACGCAAAAGAAGAAGCCGTTTCGGCGGCATCTAGAGCAAATTTCTCCGCCACCAGCGCGGTCCAAAGCGCACAGTCAGCGTCCAGAGACGCAAAGAGTGCGGGAAGCTCTGCCGCTTCTGCCAAAGCCGACGCAGACAGGGCCGCCGCCATCGTGAGCACCGATAAGACGCTGAGCGTCGAGGGCGCTCCGGCTGACGGAAAGGCTGTTGGTGACGCTCTGAAAGGTGTGATAAGCGCAGACGCTGTAAAGACCTTGATTACGGACGCTCTGGCAGAAGACCATGCGAAAATCAAATTTTGGGTTTCGGAAGACCCCACCAGCCCCGCCGCACTGTTCGGCGGAAGCTGGGAAGAGATCGCCTCCGAGCGGGTGCTGATGGGTGCATCCAGCACCCACGCAGCAGGCACCACAGCGAAAGCCGGTCTGCCGAACCTCAAGGGCTCATTCTCTGGTGTGGCGAGCACAGCACACTCAAATTTATCTAACAGTGGCGCTCTTTCTATAAACACAAACAATGGCGGTTTGGCTGGTTACGAAGGCGGTTCATACGGCAGTAATTGCACCGTATCTTTTGATGCGTCCAAGTCCAATGCCATCTACGGCAGCAGCACCACCGTGCAGCCCGCCGCCTACTATGTGCACATCTGGCGGCGCGTGGCCTGAGAAAGGAGGTTTTGACTTATGAAAATTCTTGACGAGACCGGCGCGGTCGTAGAAAACCCGGACCTGACACTTGGTTACCTGACCGACAGCACCGAAGAGATCATCCACCCCGCTGTGGAGGGCGTGGAAGAGCAGTGGCACTGGGAGACCGTGACCGAGTATCCAAACGGTGGCAAGGACGTGCAGAAGATCGTTGACCGTCCCGGCGTTCAGGCGCAGGAGGAATGGGTGGAGAAAGTGCCTATCCAGAAGTACATCCGCTACACCGCAGAAGAGCTGGCCGCGCAGGAAGAAGCACGCAAAAAGCAGCAGCAGTGGGAAAAGCTGCCGGAGACGGTGGCGGCACTGCAGGAAGAAAACAAGACACTGAAAAAAGAAAGCGAAATGCTCAAGCAATGCTTGCTTGAAATGAGCGAGATTGTTTATGCATAAAATCACACAAAGAATCGAAAGGATGGTACGTATGATGGCAATGTTATGGGGACAGGAGATTATGTCTGCTGAGACTATGGAGGATGCAAAGGCTCTGTACGAGCGCTGCCCCCGCCTGCTGAAGGAGAAGGTCAAGGCGATTCTTATCAAGAGCGGCTTTGAGGAGATCGTGCAAGAGAAGTAAGCGATGGAAAAACTTTTGGAATTTCTGGCTTGGCTGGTGAAGGCGCTCTTTGGCAGAAACAGCGAAAGTCCTGCGCCGGAAACGCCCAGAGAGACTCCCGTTGAGGAGACCGTCACCGGCTGGGAGGGCGACCTGCCATACCGGTACATTGACGTGAGTCGCTATCAGGGGGCGATCGACTGGGCGCAGGTGGCAGCGGCAGGCTACAAGGGAGCGATGCTCAAGACAGTGAGCACCAACCGCAAGCTCTCCAAGCGAGCGGACGGCCTGTACATCGACCCCACCTTTGAGACCAACTACCGCAACGCCAAAGCGGCGGGGCTGGACGTGGGCGTCTACTACTACACCTACGCCACCAGCGAAGCAATGGCAGATGCAGAGCTTGCCCTTGTGCGGCAGGCGGTCTACGGCAAGGAGCTGACCCTTCCGGTGGCGGTGGACGTGGAGGAAAACAAGCTCAAGCAGCTGTCTACGCTTGACCTCACCAACCTCACCGCTTACGCGCTGGAACAGGTGGAAAAGATGGGGTTCTACGCCCAGCTCTACACCTACACCGGTTACAAGTACGAGCTGGACATGGCTCGGCTGTCCTCTCGGTGGGACGTCTGGCTTGCTGACTACACCGGCAAGACCCCGAAGGTGGATTTCAAGTACAATGCCCACCAGCACACCAGCAAGGGCAGCGTGCCTGGCATCAGTGGCAACGTTGACCTCAATGTGACCACTATCAACTACCCGAAAATCATCCGCAAGAAGGGTCTGACCCGTCTCCGGGAGGGTACATGACCGAAAAAGAAGCTTTACTGTGGGTGCTGGGCATTCTGGGCAGCCTGTGCGCCGCTGCCATCACGATCGACAAGGTGCTAGACATCATCCACAAGTACATCAAAAAGGCACAGGCCCCCGACGATGCGCAGAACAAGCGGCTTGACGAGATGGACAAGCGCTTACAAACGCTAGAAACGGGCTATGCGCAACATTCTTTGGCGCTTGGGCGCGATTTGTCCCGCTTCGGGGAAATCGACGAAGTAAACCGCCTGACGCTTGAAGCCGTTCGTGCCCTGCTGGAAGCACAGCTGACCGGAAACAACGTGCCCGCTATGCAGGCCAGCAAGGAAAAAATCGATAATTACCTCATGGAAGGAGTAACAAAACATGGAAGCAATGTTTAACTTTATCCCCACCCCCGTCGCCCTGGTTCTGATGGCCCTGGGCTTTATTTCTCTGGCAGTTGGTGCCATCCGGCTGGGTTACAAGCAGTACGTCAAGCAGTGGGCGCTGGAGCTCGTAACCATTGCCGAGGATAGCATCATGGGCAGCGGTCAGGGTGCAAAGAAAAAGGCACAGGTCTTTGCCGCGCTGCGCGGCGCACTGCCGGACTGGCTGAAGCCTTTTATCACCGATGAAGTGCTGGACAGCGTGATTGAAAAGGCCGTCAGCATGATGAAAAAGGCGCTGGCGGAAAAGAAGCCTACCATCAACAAGGAGTAAAACATGATCGAGCAAAGCGTATCTCTCGCATCCAATGGCGTTGTCAAAGTGCCCGGCTATGAGCAGATGGTGCGCTTTGGCTACACCAAGAACCGGGGTGTGTACCGCCTTGCCGTCACCGCTTCCGGCGAGTGGGAGGGCCTGACAGTCCGGGCGTTCTGGCACGTCCCGGACGGCAAAGCCCCGGCATCATCGCTGGTGGTGGACGGCTATGTGGCCGTGCCCGCCAGCGTGACCGCACAGCCCGGAAGCGGGTGCCTCACCTTTGAGGGCAGCGACGGCACAAAGACCGTTACCAGCGCAGACCTGCGATATCGTGTCAGCGCCAACAGCGGCACGGAGGACGGCACCATGCCGGAACCGGGCACCCCTGCATGGCAGCAGCTGGTGGATGCCGTCCACGCCGATGCCACCGCCGCAGAGCAGGCCAAGACCGACGCGCAGACCGCCGCCAGCGAAGCCACCACCAGTGCAGGCAATGCAGACCAGAGCGCTCAGGAAGCCGCTGGCAGCCTGCAGGAGCTGAAGAACGGCATCGAAAGCGGTGACTTCAAAGGCGAGCCCGGCAATGACGGAAAATCCCCAGTCGTGACTGTAACTGACATCGAAAATGGCCATCGTGTCAGCATCACTGACAAAGACGGTACAAAAACAATCGATGTCTTAAATGGTCAAACCGGCAAAACCGGTGCAACGCCTGTTCTGACGATCGGTACGGTGTCCAGCGGAGACAGGCCTTCCGCCGACATTACCGGCACGCCTGAAAATCCGGTGCTTAACCTGATGCTGCAGCCCGGGCCTCAAGGCCCTGCCGTAGCACTGGACACCACCCTCACCCACGAGGGCGAAGCCGCTGACGCAAAAGCCACAGGTGACGCAATCAGCGCAGTAAAGGCGCGGCAGAACATTCTCATCGGCACTGAGACAGGCAACCCGCTCAGTGTTGACGACGCTTTCCCTGCGCCCCTGTGCGGCCTGACCGTGTACGGTAAGAGCACGCAGGACGGCACACCCACACCGGATGCACCTGTGCCTATCGTGAGCGCTGGTGACAGCGGGAGCGTGGCGGTGACCTTGAGCGATGGGAAAGGCAAAACGCAAACTCTCACCCTGTCCACACCCAACGGCTTACCCGGCATCCCTGTCAAATCTGACGGCAACTACACTGACCCGCAAGGCCAGCAGTGGGTGTGCGACGAGGTGGACTTGGAGAGAGGGGTGCGAGTGCAGAGGGTTGGAAAAGCTGAAATTAAGCGTGTAGATGTTAGCAAAGACCCTAAGTGGTATGACGCTAATAAGAGCTATAGCTATGAAGTTACACTATTCACTTCGTTTTTTTAAACAATCCCGCATTTCAAGCAGCAGAACCGTGTAACAGGTTTATAATGAAAACTTTCAATGGTTTTTATAACCACGGCATAGAAACTGGAGGATTATCGAATCAAAACTACGCAGTATTCAACATTTCTAAAACTCTGGGTATCTGCACAACAGCGGAAGAATTTAAGGCGTGGTTTAACGAGAATGTTGTGCTTTACAAAATTCTCGCCACCCCCATCGAAACACCGCTCACCCCTGACGAGATTGCCGCCTACAAAGCCATTATCGCTTATGCACCAGACACTGTGGTGCAGGCTGGTGACGGTGCTGGCATCAAGCTGGACTACCAGCGGGATGTAAACATCGCAATCAAAAAGCTGGAGGACGCAGTGGCGTCCATGACCTAAGGAGGTTATTTATGGCTATCAAAAGTAAAGCCCGCCACGATTTGACCCTGCGCTCCATCAAGCGGGAGATCGCCGCAGGGCGTGACGTGGCATACTGGCTGGACAAGGCGTACACCCATCTGGACAGCGGCCTGCTGACGGAGGACGACATCGCAGAGGTGGAAGCCCTTGCACAGGCGTACTACGACGCTCTGGATGCTGAGGACAAGGCGAACGCTGAGAAAATCACGCAGTAAGGAGACAAAAATGTTTCATTATCACTACATCAAAGTCATTGCTGATTCCGAAAACATGAGTACGAAAGAAATCACTTCTGTTCTGCAAAAATACTTTGCAAAACAGAACGATGGTTTTTACCTCGAAATCGACTTGGATGACCATGCCGCTGATTTCGATGGTAGCGGAAAATGGCTCAAGCGGTTGGAAGGAAATATTTTGTGGCTAAACGGCGAATACGTTGCGTTCAGCGGTGTGCAACAAAACAACCCGGACGATAGCTTTATCGTCAAAATTTCCGCAATTCGTTATCTCATTGTTCACAATAAGGAGTGATATCATGGCAAGCACTACATACGAACCGCTTAACCCGTGGAGATGCTCAAAAAGTATTATCCAGACAAATTCTGACCGCGCTGGAACAGACGTTTGTACAGGTTACCATATTTCTGTGCTTGGTAATATGGCGCGCAACGCCGGACAGCTGCCGCAGCCTTTCTGGCTCGGTGCTGCCTGTGGCGGCGGCTCGTGTAGTGGTGCCCGCTGCGCTGCAAGGACTTGACCGACAGCAGATGACCGCCGCCATCAAGAACGCACCGCTTGGGAGGGTAGACCGTAAGATAGCCTTACTGCGGTACGTTGAGCAGCTTCCGCTGCCGGACATTGCAGCACAGACACATTACAGCCGGACGGCGATAGGCTACCGGCTGAAAGGCATTGAAAAAATGCTGGATATGTGATACCATAATCTTAATTGGGTGCGATTTCTCACGAAACGCATTGAAGCGGCAGGCTTTCGGGTCTGCCGCTTTTCTTTTTGCACGGTTCCGCTCTTGATTTTAGACTTTGCCGTTTTGGCAGCACAAAACCCCCGGTGTTCCGTTTGGAGCATCGGGGGTTTCTTTATGCCAGTGCCAGCGCCTCCTTTACCGTCTTGCAACGGCAGGACACGCTGTGCATGAACTGACTGGCTTCTTCGTAGGTGGCAAATCGGACGGTGGCTTCTGCACCAAGCTCTCCCTTTTCCCGCAGGGTCACAGAGTATACTCTGCCTTCGGGGAAGCTGCTGTTGACCATCGGCTTCCTGTTTGGCATAAACGGAGACGGGATGGAGGTGAGCTCTCCGCTCAAGGTGGTACAAAACTCATCGTAGTGGCTCATCCCATCTTCCGTGATGAGATAGGGCTTTTTAATTTTGCTATTCATAATCAACCTTCCTTTCAGTCGTATATAGCCCACGGATTTCATCCGGTTAAGGTTATAGCAGATTATAATGCTCAGCCAGCAAAAAGCGGACGTATGTGGGGCACGCACGCTTTTCACTGCACCAGTCCTGCACGGTGCGCAGCGGGACGCCCGCCTGTTTTGCAAAAGCGGTCTGCGACAAGCCGGAAGCGTCAACGATTTCTTTCATGGTCATGTGCGCAACATCCCAGATCTGGGCAAGGCGCCGTTTTTCAGCGTCCAGATCTACGCACCCGTCGGCATCGTCCGGGATGCTGAGGGTGACATTGTTGAGGAAGACCTCGCGGGAAGCTGCCGGGTCGGCTGCCATATTAAAAAGTTCAGCTGTGTACATTGCCTTTCTCCTTTATAGTGCCTGATACACGTTGTAATTTTTCAGGTATTCAAACGCTTTGACCGATTCGCTGTATGCCGTAAAGCTGGCTAAAGCCACTTCGCATTCGCACTTTGCGCGGCCGATCAACTCCCACAGCTGGCGCTTGCGGATCTCTTTTTCGCTTTCCGTCATGCCAGAGTAAGGGAGCATCTTGTACTCCTCAGACAGCTCTTCGTACTCTGCGCGGGCTTTTTCAAGCGCTTCGGAAGCCTCGGACATTTTTTGGGAGTAGTGCCCAAAAATGCTTTCGAGCTCTTTCACTGGGATGGTCTGTACGTTTGCCATTTTTCAGCCCTCCTCTTCAAATCTCCACACCAAGCTTTTCAGCTGCTGCGTACACGACAGCTTCAAAGGTGTCACCATCAGCGGTTTCCCATTCGGCGGTCATATCAGCGGCTTCGCACAGCTCTGCGCACAGGTCGTTATCCCACTCAGCGGCGTTGCGGATATCAGCGGCGATCTCATAAGCGTTTCTCATAATTGTTTTACCTCCATGTGATCCATGTGTTTGTGTGGTGTCTTTCACTGTCTATAGTATACACGCATTGCGTGTATTTGTCAAGGCTTTTTTAAAAATTTTATACGCATTGCGTGCAAATGCTTGAGCGCTCATACGGCCCTGTGCTGTGTGGGCGCTCTTCTTTTTTTGTCCTTCGTTGTGCGTTCGTTGTCCTTCACTTTTTGCTGATGCAGTACACTGGATGCACAAGGAGGGATGTGTTATGAGTTATTATCCGACACCCGGAGCGCCCTACGTTCCGCAACAGCCCGTTAATCCTTACGGCGGCATGGGCACGGTGGGTCTTGCCACTCCCCTGCCAAACACGCAGATGCAACAGGCACAACCGCAGCGTCCGCAGCCGATGAATGGGCAACAGCCTGTTCAGCAGCCGGCACAAGATGGCGGTTGGCTGCTCGGCAGACCCGTTTCCAGCAGGGAAGAGTTTTTGGCGATTCCATCTGATCTGTACGGAAGATGGACGTATTGCCCGGATTTGCGCAGTGGCGTGATCTACTGCAAACGTCTGAATCCGAACACTTGCGAATCTGACGTGTTAGAGTTTTACAGCCCGGAAGCGTGGCAGCAGATACAGGCGCAACAGGCACAACAGACTGCTGCACCGACACAGCAGTATGTGCCTATTGAGCAGTACAACACCCTCGTCCACCGTCTGGATGAACTAGAAAAATGGCAGAAGAGCTTTTCTAAGCCCGCTGCCACCGCGAAGAAAGGAGAATAAGCAATGTCCTCTCCGTTTGATATGATTACTCACAGCCCTATCATGCAGCTGGCAAATCTGGCTCGTGCCGGACAAAACCCGATGGGACTTATCCAGCAGCTGGGTGGGCAGAGCGCACCCATCATGCAGGGGCTGAACCTGATTCAGGGCAAAAACGAAGCACAGCTCCGAACGATGGCGCAGAACTTAGCCAAAGAGCGTGGCATCGACCTGAACCAACTGGCAAGCGCCCTGAATCTGACGCTGCCCCGATAAAGCATCCCTCTAAGCGAAACGCTTCTCAGTTTTGCGGACTTGACAAAAACCGCTTTTGTTTGGCTTCGCCCATCGCATACGGCGATGGGATGGCATAACGCAAAACGAAAGGAGTTTTTTTATGGACGATTTTGCAACTGGCTATCTGGCTGGGCAGGATGGCGGCAATAACAACGGCGGATTCTTCGGCAACGAGGGTCTTTGGGCTGTTATTATCCTCGCCATTATCTTCGGCTGGGGCACAAACGGCTATGGCCGGAACGGTGGTGACAACGGCATGAACGCCTACATCCCCTATCTGGTCGGCACTGGCGCAACCGGGCAGGGCGGTAACGACACCCGCGCGGCTCTGTCTGAGGGCTTCTACCAGCAGGATACCTCCCGCTCTCTGGCGGGCATCCAGAGCGGTATCTGCTCTCTGGGCTATGACCAGCTGGCGCAGATCAATGGCATCAACGCCAACATCGCGAACGGCTTTGCGGGCGTGAACAGTGCCATTTGTCAGCTTGGCTACCAGAACGCACAGCTGGTGAACGGTCTGGAACGCAGCGTGTCCAACGGTGACAACGCCATCAACCTTGCCATCATGCAGGAGGGCAACGCACGGCAGGCTGGTCAGACCGCACTTGCCACGCAGCTGGCGTCTTGCTGCTGCGAGAACAAGCAGCTGATCGGCGACCTGAAGTACACCATCGCAACGGAGGACTGCGCTACCCGGCAGGCTATCGCAGACAATACCCGTGCAGTTATCGACAACTGTAACGCAAACTACCGCGCTATGATGGACTACTTCACGCAGGATAAGATCGCCACCCTGACCGCTGAGAACCAGAACCTCAAGTTCGCCGCTTCTCAGGATCGTCAGAATGCGCTTCTGACCACCGTGATGTCCCAGCAGACTGATACCATCCTGAACCGTGTCAATCCTCGTCCGATTCCCGCTTATCAGGTGGCAAACCCCAACGTGGGCGTGAACTGCTGCGGCTGCTAACCAACACACTCCCCGATAACACCGGGTGAACTATCGGGGCAGGGGTAAGACACCTCTGCCCCTGATTTTTTAGGAGGAAAACATTATGGCTTGCAAAACAAGCTGCCGTCTGTGCCCGCACCTCGTCATCTCGGATGCGGTGACGTTCGCCAATGACACGCTGACCATCAACATCCCCGCTGGCGCATACCAGAACGGAGAGAAGTATTGCATCGTAGTTGCCCAGAGCATCCCGGACACGACCACCATCAACGCCCCTGTGGTCATTACCATCGGCGCAGGTACGACCGCATACCCTCTGACCGACTGCAACTGCGCTCAGGCAACCGCCGAGAGCATCCACACTCGCACCCGCTACGCTACCCGCGTTGCAACGTCTGCAACCGGCACCGGAACGTTCAAATATCTTGGTTGCTTCTGCCGCTCCCACGCTGGTGCACCCGCGTCCATTTCTTGAGGAGGTATAGATTATGGGCAAGAACAATTTTCGCCGCATGATGATGCTCCGCGAACACGACAAAAACCGTGAGCCGGAACGTGACCGCCTTGAGGAAGAGCGTGACCGCAGGGAACGTGAGATGGAACGCCGTCTGCGTAAGCTGGAAGGTGACAGCGACCGCTATCCCTACTATCCGAAGGAGGAGAACCGCTACATCGACCCCTACCCTATCCCCCGCTACCCTGACGTAGAGTATGGGCGCAAGATGCCGCAAATCGGCTTCTCGCAGAACGGTGAATGGGACAAGCGGTCTGGGCAGTACGAACGTGGCGGTGCAGACAGCCGCTCCATCAAAATGCCACGCCAGCACCTCACCCACGATGAAGCGGAGGAATGGTGCGACAGCATGGTAAATGCTGACGGTACGAAGGGCTGTCACTGGACGCTGGAGCAGACGCAGGACGTTGCCAAACAGCGCAATATTACCTGTGACCCGAACGATTTCTGGGCTGTCATGAACATGATGTACTCGGATTATTGTCAGGTCGCAAAGCGTCAGTCCGTTGACACTCCGGGCTTCTACGCTGACATGGCAAAGGCGTTCCTTGAGGACGCAGATGCCGCAGATGGCAAGGCATATCTCTACTGGGATTGCATTGCTGATAAGTAAAACGACACCCCTGTGTAACCACTAATGGCTACGCAGGGGTGTTTGCGCTTATCGAATTATCGTTATTCCTCTGTCTTTCATATACTCGATAAAATCTTCTGCTGGCATTCTCTCTGAAAGTTCTTTCATTGTGTATTGGCGAGTTTCTTCAACCCAATATTTTCTTTCTTCAATGTCAGATAAGTCGTGGACTGTATACCATTGTGTTTTTGAACTATCAAGACCATTTGAAAGAAACTGGACTTTGAACCAATTTGGACGTTTTCTTCGTTCAAACCAGTTCAATTCAGAAAATTTTATCCACGCAATGTTTTTATAACTTCCCTCTTTTTTTCCTTTGCTATTGAAATCATTTTTTATTTTCTTTAAGTAGAAATAGTTTGTTTTTACGCATTGGCTCGGCATATATCTTATACGCCAATCTTTATCTCGAAAGACCATCTTACCTTCGTATGTGTTACCGCTTGTCCCATTGAGATACCAGTGTAATTCGTAGTGCCCTAACACTTTTTGTTCCATGTCGTCCACCGTTTCAATATTTCACAGGCGGTTCAGGCAACGGCATCCAGTATGTTATGTTATGGATTCTGCCCTCGTCATCCCGCCACTCTTTGAACTGCTCATCGTAATTTGCTATAACAATATCGAAGGTAGATTCATCAAATCCGATAACACGCGGGTCTGTATCTCCCGGAACACTATTCTTTGCACAAATCCACGGGCTTGATATTGGCACGTTTGATACATCGTAAGCACAATACCCAATGCACTGCGGATTGCCGTACTTCTTCATGTAATCTTCATTTCCGATTCGAGCCGCACAAACCATGTGGACATTTTTCCAACCGACACGGTCATCGTCCGTTGATTCGCTGTCGATAATAATATCTTCTGGGTCTAGTACTTTTCTTCCGATTGCAAGATTCCAGCTATTTGCAACATACTGTTTCATTTGCCATTCGTTCAGAAAAGTTCTTGCTTCTTTCATGGCATCTTCCAAAGAACCACGATGAGGTCTATAAACAATCATACGTCAATCCTCCAAGAAATCCTCCAACTCAACCTTGCCCTCTGCCGCCGCAACCGCCAGAGCGTACACGAACTGTCCAATCGTCATTCCGTGCCGTCTTGCTTCACGGTTGATGTACTTGCGCTCTTCCTCGCTCATAAGGATGGTAATGCGCTTTGAACGCTTGCCATCACCACTTGCAACGCCCTGATGCGATTCCGGCATCGGGATTTTTTTCTTTGTCAAGCCAGCTTCGGCTAGTGCGCCGGGAACATCGCCTTGTTCGATAAGACGTTGAACTTCCTTCGCTTGTTTCAGCTTCTTTGGCTTGCTTTCGCTTACTACGGCGTTATTCGGCTGTGTTTCGCTGCCTTTGGCTTGCTTCGGCTTAATACTGTTTAACTGCGCTTCATTAGGCTGTGCATGGCTGTCTGTGGCTTCGCTTGGCTTAATCTGTGCTTGTTCGGCTTCGTTCGGCTTTGCTTGGCTTACTTCTTCTTCCTTTGGCTCACTTCGGCTTAATGTCTGCTCCGAAAAAATAGGCTGGAAATCAAACCCGCCAAGTAGACCTGAGGATTTTTTGCTGGTTGATTTCATTCTGTGTCAGCCTCCTCATAATCCGAATCTTCAAAGGACGGAGCTTCTGGTAACGGCATCCAATGCGTCGCTCCAAGATTATTGCACCAATCTGTTTTCCAAATAGGTTTTCCACCGTCTTCTGGATAGAAGTAACACTGTGCGATATCTGTTCCTGTTAACGGCGATGCAACGAGGACGGGGTTGCTTTCAAGTTCTCCATTTATATCCACCATTTCGGGATAATGGTCGCTTACTCTAACCCATTCTTTGCTCCACAACCATTTTTCCTTGAAATACTGCACATCTTTCTTATATTGCTTTTTATCAATATCTCCGCTTCTGTACCAATCACAGCTATGCAAAACACAGAGCAAATCGTATAGGAGCATACTCAAATCTTTGTCTCCAAGCGGATTTTCTTTTCGTGCAATAGCTGAAAGTTCTTTTACCCGTTCATCTGCAAGGTCATAATCTGGGTAGCAGTGCTGGTAAATAGCGTTTGCAAGGCTGTCATTTTGATAATCCCAATGTCCACCGCTCATTTTTCTTTTCCTCCCACAATCATTTTTGCCAACTCCTTGAAATCTTCTGCGCTGGTACTCTTTGCCGTGTCGCCACTAAACAGACTGTGCCGCTCTGCCTGAGCCTTACGAACGCCCATAGACGGTCTAATCTTCACATCCAGCAGGGTTGTACCCATGCTCTGTGCAATCACAGGAAGCTGCTCCACAACCTCTTTGGACAGGTTCTCTCTGCTCTTGTATTGGTTCAGAAGCAGACCTTCAATCTTCAAATTCGGATTGAAGTATCTGCGAACATCGCCGATGGTCTGCGAAAGCTGGCTCAAACCAGCCAGTGCGTATCGGTCTGCTGTGATAGGCACGATGATGCTGTTGGCGGCGATCAGCGCGTTCACAAGCGCAAGCCCAAGCTGTGGGGGAGTGTCCAACACAATGTAATCGTACTGCTCAGATACGCTTTCAAGGGCTTCTCGCAGCCGGAAGTTCTTGCCCATGTCCCGGACAAGCTGCTCGTCAATGTCCTTCAATGCGTTGTCGGACGGCAGAATGTCACCAGCTTCACAGTGCTGGATTCCTTCTTCGACTGTTCCTTGCCGGGTCATCACATCAAACAGGGTGCATACGTCCTCTGTCTGTGCGCCGTAGGTGTCCGTTGCGTTACACTGGGCATCGCAGTCCACCAGCAGGACTTTCTTTCCAAGCAACTGCAATGCACCAGCCAGACAGGTGCTTGTGGTGGTCTTTCCTGTGCCGCCCTTCTGGTTGGCGACAGCTATAATTTTTGCCATTTTATCACTCTTTCTTTATTCTTTCACTGGTTCGGGCATAGGCATCCAATGGGTGAATTTCTGATATTTTGTCCTCCACCAACATTTCCCGTTCCATTGAGCCGTAATCGTATGCGTCCCACAGAAATAAGGCCCATTAGAAACGCAAGACACAAGATATGTTCCCGGTTCTTCTGGTAGCCTGTCTTTCACACTAACCCATTCCATTCTTTCTCCTTTCTGCATCATCTGCTCAATGCGCTGTATCTGACTGCTTTTGCAATGCGTCAATCTCATAGAAAGCCGGAAGATACTCTTCAATCGCACCGTCCTTCTTCAAACTGCCAATCAGATACCGCTTCGGGTGGTCAGGCCAAGGGTCACGGTTGATTGAAAGAATATCCGCACACGCAGCCTTTACGATGTCGTAAACCGCATCTCTCCGCTTCGGAAGCTTGATAGATGGGTGTTCTTCCATCATCTTTACCTCGACAACCTTTGCAACCTCGATGCATTCTTGGGCAGATAGAGCATCACACACAGACCAGTCGTACCCTTCGTATCCGCTTGTGCGGGGCTTTCTGACGGTTTTTTTGCTGTTCGCCTTAGAATTATCCTCTTCGCAATCAACTTCGCTAGAATCGGCATCTATGACGAGCTGCTTGGATTTGTACCCGAATCGAAACTCAACTGCTACTACCTTTCGCCCTGTGCAAATCTTTTCAAAGTCAACGACAATGTCTGAAACATTGCTGATCTCTTCCACTGCTGGTTCAAGAACTCTGCGGCGTAAAGCCCGGAAATCGTCATAACTTGCATCGTTTGCCCCCAAGTGGTCACGCAGCTGCTTTAAACCAATCTTGTTCGATGTTAGAGAGCGATTCATCCAATCTCGAATCATGCTGTACATCAAAATAGATGCTTGCTGTTTCATCCCAATCGTATAGCGCAGACGGTATTTGACGTAGCCGCTTCTTGCAATGTCGAAAAACACAGGCCGCAAGTCAGGATTACAGTTGATTGAAACGTCATAGGACAAGGATTCTCGATTGAACTTGACCTCTGCCTTTGTGAACAGCGGGTACATCACATATTCTGTTCCATCTGCGTTCAACGGCACCGAAACCACGTTACCTAAGAAATGCTTGACCTGCGACTTCAAGTTCTTTGAATTGAGCTTCAAATCCAGCAGTTTGCAATATTCAGCCAGCGTAAACGACACGTTGGAGCTTTCCGGGTCTCTCGGATTGATACGGCTCAGATAGACCTCAAGCAGCCGAAGCTCGCCTGCTGTGTAGTCCGTAAACTTCGCCCAAACCAATGCCTTGCTCTTTTCGACAAGGTTGTTTCCTGTCAATTCTGGCATTGCATCACCTCATTTCTTCTACCCTATTATACCACTGTATCGTGTACACGTCAATGATTCTGTACACGATTATTTTTTCAACAATCGACTTCCACATTCTGTACACAATGCTCCACTTTTTGTACACGATACCATCCACTTCTTGTACACGTTCCTCCACTTTCTGTACACAATGCTCCACTTTTTGTACACGTTCTTACTATATATATAAACAAGAGATAAACAAGAGATAAATAATCATCATCAAATAGTGACGATGATACATTTTCAACAATTTCTTCTCTTCAATGGGCAGATTGTGGAAGACGACAACTTTTTTTGCCGAATAAGAAACGTCCACCAAGCCCTATAATCTGCCTGATGGTTCTATCGTGTACAGAAAATGGAGTGCAATCACACCAGTAGGGGACGAATTGACAAGTCACGCTTCGATGAACGAAAATTTCACGCGAGTTCGTTAATTACATTTGCAAAAATCCACCATTTACGATTCTATGGGGGACAAAATGACAACCCCAAACCATATTTATAACAGGCCTATTGTGTACAAAAAGTGGAGCACGTCCCCCTGTATACCGCAAAAACTGCGATAATTCGACAATCATCCAGTTATATTATTGGGATCCACAGTATAGGAATCATTGGACTTCATAGCAGCTTCCGTTCCAGCGTCCTGCGCTTGATAAAGAATCTCCATCTTTGGGGCGGTTCCGTTCGGGTCTGGGTCTGTTCCGGTGGCCTGTGCCATCTCATAGCTACCAGACACCATCCGGCAGACAGCGGCCCTGTCCTTCAACGGCGTGTGGAGGTTTGCCAGAATCTCCGTCAACACGCCGATATGGTCTGAACCGTGATCTCCGTACCTGATGTACAGCAAAGCTTCTATCTCATAGGAAGAGCACTCCATCATAGCATCTATGAGAATTCGCCGTTTCTCCAAATCGGAAAGGTCATCTTCAAGGTGCTCCAGCAGTCCTGGATGAATGCAAGCGTCCATGTATCGAGCCACTGATACGCCGCAGCAAGTGAACCAGCGCATAGCCATTGGCAGGGAAATGGCTGCCAGACCTTGCTCCCAATTGGCGACCGTTCCACGATTCACACCCATTTTTGCCGCCAATTTCTGCTGGCTCAAGCCGGAACACATTCGAGCTATCTCTAATGCTTTGGCTGTTCTCACTAAATACTCATCCATAAATTCTCACCCTTTCAACAAAATCCAGCAAAACTGCCGGATTCGACAAGCCAAAAAATGGAAAAAGCTGCTATGGAGAACCAACAGCAGCCTGTGTTATAACTGTATTGTCAAAAAATTCCAAAGAGGAGTGGAACAAAAATGAAAGAAACTGCAATCTGGAACCATGAACGTATGCCGATTATCGACGGAATGCCTGCCAGTGTTCCCGATGGGAAGCCGCACACACCTGAACCGTGGGAGGAAAGCTAATGAACCGAACCGTAGATGCTCTGATTATCCCATACGTTCGCAGACGGACGCTGGAGCTTGTCCTGAGCCTTTCTGGGTACGAAGCTGATAAAGATGCTTACCTCGAAGCAAAAGGCATCCTGGAACGCGCCGTAGCCGCCTTGGACGATGGGCGAGACCCGGCAGACAACATAGAACGCATTGACGGACAGCTCGTAGAGCTGTGATTGGAGGAAAGATGGATAGGCGTTGCCCTTTTTGACTTAAACACTCGTGGCTTCCCTGATGTGAAGTAATGGATGTGAAGAAAACGTTCGATTTTTACAAAGTTGTTAAAAAATACATTGACTTGACAACTAGAAGATGTATAATCGTATCAAATGAACATCTGCACTTACCGATCGGGAGGATATGCCACAATGAGTGAACAGGAAAGAGCCAAGATTGACCGATTTATTGCATGGCTGCTGGAACACCCGGAAAAGATTCCGGCAGCGGAACAAGCACTAGACCTAGAGTAACAGAAACCCCTTTGCGCAGAGCTACACCAGCCCGGCACAAGGGGGTTTTATTTTACCGGGCATGAACGTTACATCTTTTCGATCAGGTTCATCAGAGCTTCACGCTGTTCCTTCGGCATAGATTCAAGCTTTCTTCTAATCCGCTCCACTGTTGCATCGACTTCACTTTGCGGCTGCTGGGGCGGGTTTTCTTTTTGGTCGCCAGAAACCAAAGCATCTACGCTTGTTCCAAAATAAGAAGCTATCTTATCGAGAGTTTCGTATTTTAAGCTTTGCTTTCTACCGTTTTTCAAATCGGTCAAAGACCCACGGCTTGCACCCGATTCCTTGCACATTGTGGTCACATTTACTCCGCGCTGCTTGCAGAGTTTTTCAATATTTTCGTACAAGTTTGCCATAATTCCAGTCCTCGCATTGTAAGGTTTGCTGAAATTACGCGAACGCTTAAAAAAGCCTTGCATTTTACGCGAAAGCGTATTATACTAAGACCGTACCGCGAAGGCGTAATGAATGATTTCTAGCAACTTCATTATATTACACTTATGCGTAAAAATCAATAGCCGGAGGTGAAATAATGGCTGAAAAAAAGCCTCTGTGTGACTTTGGCAAACAAATCGAGATTGCTCTTATCCAGAAGGATAAGACTAACGACTGGTTGATTGAAAAAGTCAAGGAGGATACCGGACGATATTTTGACCGCTCTTACCTCTTCAAGGTTAAGACCGGAAAGCTGGAAACGCCCGGAATCAAGAAAAGCATCTGCCGGATTTTGAACATTCAGGATTCGGGGATGTAAGGAAGGAAGGCAAAAAAATGAAAAAGAAAGTCACAAAGAAAATTGCGAACGCGTACCTTCGTGGTGACTGGTGGAGTGGCTGGCACGAAGAGCTGCTCAATGGCGAGTGGTGGCGCGTTGCAAATCTGCCAATTACCGTGCGTGAGTATTTTCGCCGCAAAACCGTTAAGGCGGGTCGTTGCTGGCGTGATAATCCAGCACTGATCGAGTGCTTGGAAGGAAGCATCGGAGGGTGAGTGCTGGTGACGTACTTTTACAAAGCACCGAGCCGGAAGCGCAGGTTGAAGCTTGCGATGGCAGCGGGCGTGTCCCGGAACGAAGCAAACAACGTGCTGTGGATGGAGAAAATGCTGAACCAGTGCTTTGAACGGCACAATCGAGAAGCCAAAAAAAGCGGGTGAACCGAATGAAGATGGAAATTAAATATTGTGAGCGATGTGGAGTTTTTCTAGGTATGGTAAACCCGCGCAAAAAATATTGCACACAATGTAAAAGAGACGTCTCGTGCGAGCAAAAGCGCGCGAGACGTAAAGCATTGAGTTCGGGACGTGGATTTATCCCAGTGAAAACCGCTTGTCAATGGTGTGGAGAACCAATGGTTAAAACATCTGCGGCTCAAAAGTATCATAAAGAATGTGCAAGAGACGCCGCTTTTGCAAGCATTGCAGAAAATCAAAAAATTAGAAGAGAACGAAATCTGAATAAGAAAGCATTGGAAGAAAAAAAGATTCCATCCGTAGGGCAAGTTCAAGCACTCGCTGATAAAATGGGCAAACATTACGGAGAAGTGTCGAGGATGCTTGCAACAGGTGAACTGACTTATGAATGGTAAATACTACGGCCAGCGGGAAATCCGCTGGCACAGCCGTGAAAAGGAACGGCTGAAAAACATTCAAAAACGAAAGGAGAAAAATGAAAGTATTTGTAGAAATCGCCCTGATATGGGGCATTGTCTTAGCGTTTATTCTCGCAGTGTTTCTGCTGAACTTTTGGCTGGTGCATCACATCGAGCTTTTGGTCGGAGCTAAGGTGACATGGTACATCATAGGCGTTGGCGCTTTGATGACAACCGGTTGGATTTTTAGACGTAGAGAACCAAAGGACACAGAGGAAAAGGCATGACACTGGAAGCCGCTCTTGAAGAACGCGATATGAAGGCATCAGAGCTTATCCGAAGAAGTGGCGTGTCGGCTCCAACTATCTACAACATCACAAGCCCAAATAAAGCACCGTACAAGACGGGAGTTAAGGCTGATACGCTTGCAAAAATAGCCAAAGTGCTAAATGCAGTAGTCGTGATCGATGCAAGCAAACCATTTTTATTCGATATCATTCTGAAAGAAGGGACAAAATGAAAACCGTAAAAGGAAACGTGCTTACCATACTTGGTATCGTCGCCGCAATCATAGCCGTTAGCTGTGGCGATACAATAAATAGCTGTGAGAGTACAGTACAGATGCTTGGATGGGCATTTGTTTCGCTGATGTTACTAGCTACCGCTTTGGTTTTGTGCGCGCTTGGAGTGAGCGCGGAAAAAGAGCATGAAGATACCGAACGGATGAGGAAGTTGAACCGCATTCCCGCTCACACCAACGAGTGGAGGGATGCACGATGAAATGCCCGATGTGCGGCAGTGACAACATTACAACGGTTGACAGCCGCTCTGACCACGACAGCATCGTTCGCAGAAAAAAGTGCCTTGCCTGTAACCATCGGTGGTCTACCATCGAAATTGACAAAGACCAGTGGTACAGTGCGCTGCAAATCAAAGAGGAGCGTAAGAGAGGGAGACCAAAAGATGATTAACCTTGACAGATTCGGTGGCGTGACAGAGCCGGAGGACGGCGTGTATTTCCTAACCCGTGAGCAGGAAGCAGAAGCCAAAGAAGCTGACCGGCTGGCTGAAATCGAGGACTTGCAGTCTGAAATCGAGAACAGGGAAGCGGAGCTGAAAGACCTCCGTGCACAGTTGGCAGAACTGATGGCTGGTTGACTTTTGTACAGCCAAGTTAAGCCAAAGTAAGAACAATGAAGCCTAATGAAGCCGAAGAAAGGAAAGAAAATGGGCAAATACAAGAAAGAAATTAAGCACTGCGAAAAGTGCAATAAGCCGTTTTCAGTGTTTCCGAACAGCACCGAAACTCTTTGCGCAAACTGCAAAAGGAACAACATAGAAGAAACGCTCCGGAGAAACGGTCATGCACCACAGCATATGCTTGTCAGGAGACCTTATGACGTATTCACGGAAGCGTTTGCTGTCGAAGATGCCGCAAGAAGGGCTTCCCGGGACAAAAACACAAGCATTGAGAAAACGTGTCGCGACTGCGGAAAAGCATTCGAAATTTCTCGTTCAGAACGCATTTTCTTTGAATCGCATAACATGGCATTGCCTAAGCGTTGCCCGGCTTGCCGTAAAGCGAGAAAAGAAGCGAGGAAGGAGAACAACTGATGGCAGTATTAGTAATGGTCTACGGTCACTCCGGTAGCGGTAAGTCCGCTTCGCTTCGGAACTTTGACCCGGAACAGATTGCGGTTATCAACGTGCTTGGCAAGCCGCTGCCGTTCCGCAGCAACATGAAAACCTATATCACCAACGACTACGGCAAGATTGACGCCGCAATCCACAGCACCAAGCGTAAGTCCATCGTCATTGACGATGCCACCTATCTTATGACCGGCGAGTTCATGCGGAACGCAAAGGTCGCCGGATACCAGAAGTTTACCGACATGGCAGCCAACTTTAACGCTCTGCTGATGCGGGCGAAGGAACTGCCGGACGATGTGGTGGTCTACTTCTTCGGGCACAGCGAGCGTGACGGAGACGGTGGCGAGAAGTTCAAGACCATCGGCAAGCTGCTGGACGAGAAGGTCTGTGTGGAAGGGTACTTCACCATTGTCCTGAAAACCGTTGTGCAGGATGGGCGATACCTGTTCAGCACTCGCAATGATGGGATGGACACTGTGAAAACCCCTCTTGGGATGTTCAACGATGCGCTGATCGAGAACGACCTCGCCGCCGTAGACAAAACTATCCGTGAGTATTACAACATCCCGGTTCAGCCGGAAAACAAAGGAGAGTAACAGATGAAGAACATCAACTGGAATGACGTGCAGGAAGCCACCGAACGCCGTGACCTGCCTGTTGGCGGCTATGTTGCCGGTATCTGCAAGGCAACGGACGAACCCGCAAAGGAGCGCCTGAACATCGAGTGGGAAGTCGCAGAGGGCGAGTTCAAGGGCTACTGGCGTGAGCAGACCACTTCCCTTATCGAGCGTGGCAAGCTGAATCCGGGTGAATGGGCATGGGGCGGCAAGACAATTAAGAGCTACAAGGAAAAGGCGCTGCCCTTCTTCAAGGGCTTCATCACAGCTGTGGAGCAGTCCAATCCCGGCTACAAGTTCAACAACGATGAAAAGACCCTGCGTGGAAAGCTGGTCGGAGTGGTTCTCCGTGAGGAGGAGTACATGGGCAACGATGGCAACATCAAAACGAAGCTGGTCGTTGGCCGCTTTACCAGCGTGGACAAGATTCGTTCCGGCGATTATGAGGTCAGGCCGAAGAAAACGCTGGCTGGCGGGTCTGGCTCCGGCTACTCGCAGGGTGTGAACGATGACTTTTCCGTGATTGAGGACGACGGTTCGCTCCCTTTTAACTAACGGTTACGCTACCGGAACAAAAGGCGAGAAAGGAACGCTATGTTTTACCGTCCGAAAGTAGTTCGATGCCGCCTGAAAACTGGCGGGAAAAGCATCGAACAAATCAAAGAATCCCACAAGGGGCAAGGGCTGGTTTATCTGGATTTTGAAAGTCTCCAACAGATGTACGATGCTTTTTCTGGATTGATTGTTGAGCTGTCTCTTTGGGAGTACGACAATTACGAAAGCTATCATCTCGAAAGCTGGAAGCCAGAAGATGATAAAAAAGTTATGATGGGCGTTTATTACGCAGAGCAAATGCATCCATTCCCCCGATACAAGAACGATTTTGAAAAATTCAAAATGGATTGGGAAGCAAAGAAATATGAATGCGAAGGCGCATCTCTTGTTTTTGAGCCAGCAGATGTTGAAGAACTCGAAACTATATGCGAAGAAGTTCCTTCGTCTTGATCGCCTACCTTATATAAGAGCTGCGCTATCTGGCTGGACGGGCGTTTGGAAAGATGAAAGTTTTAATTGCCTGTGAGGAATCACAGGAAGTCTGCAAAGCGTTCCGGGCAAAAGGCCACGAAGCCTATTCCTGCGACCTGATTGAGCCGTCCGGCGGGCATCCTGAGTGGCATATTCTTGGAAATGCGATCAAGGCTCTTGAGGGTGGGCAAATCGTCACAATGGACGGCGTAACGCATGATGTAGGCAACTGGGATTTGCTGATTGCACACCCGCCCTGCACATATTTGACGAATGCAGGAGCAAGACACATTTGGAAAGGCGGCCAGCTACAGCCAGATAGAGTACAAATGGGTATTCTGGCAAGAGATTTGTTTATGCGGTTCTGGTATGCGAATGTTCCAAGGGTTGTCATTGAAAATCCAGTTCCTTCAAAGATTTTCTGCCTACCTGAGTATTCACAAATCATTCAACCGTTTCAGTTTGGGCATCCTGTGACTAAAAAAACATGCCTGTGGGAAAGAGGGGTGCCACCCTTGAAGCCAACAAACATCGTGGAGCCTGTAAAGGGGCGAAAGATGGTTTTGAAGGACGGAACCGTTCGATACTCTTGCTGGGAAATGGATTGCAGCGGGAGCAAGGAGGAACGGGCAAAGGCCAGAAGCAAGACATTTCCGGGCATTGCAAAAGCAATGGCTGAACAGTGGGGTTAATAGAATGATTATCTGTTGTCTCAACTGCACATCACGCCACCCAGCCTACCACGACACTTGCGAAAAGTACAAGGCAGAGAAGAAAGACTTCGAGGAACGCAAGGCGTTCGTGTATGAGCTGAACCACAGCCAGAGCGTGTACCACCGTGATTATGAGGACAAGCACCGAGAACGTGGCAAGAAGCGGTTTCTCGGAAGTGAATTTAGAGGTGAACGAGGATGAACAAAAGAAAGTATAAGCCGGGCGGTTACATCATTTCACTTGATGACTTGATGAATCAGGAGTTTGTTTACTGCGCCGGAAAACTTGTTCACAAAGGCTGGTTTGGTAGCTGGCAACTGCGATATGCAAATAGCGAACTTGCTCGGCTGCGTATCAGAGAAGCTAAAAAGATCGAGGACAACGCATGAACACCGGTAAGCAGTTTGAAGCAGACTTCAAAGCATCCGTCCCATCCGATGCGTGGTGCTACCGCTTGAAAGACAGTGCTGCTACCTACTACGGTGGCAACGATAACCTGTCCTTTTCCATCGACAACATCTGCGACTTCCTTGTGTACCGATACCCGATGAACCACCTGTTTGAACTGAAAACCATCGAAACGCCCTCTATCCCTTTGGAAAAGGTGTTCGGCAAGTACGACAAGGCAAAGTGCAAATACCGCAAGGAAAAGCACATCACCGACATGGTGGAAGCAATGGGATACAGCGGCCAGACCGCCCATGTGATAGTCAATTACAGGGCGGTCAACCGCACCTTTGCAATCCCTGCCAGCAAGGTTCTGGCGTTCCGTTACAACCAGAGCCGGAAGAGGGCAGAACAAGAGGGGATAGAGGTCAAAGCAAAAAGGCTGCGTGTCCATTGGCGGTATGACGTGGACGGGCTGCTAAAGAGATTGGAGAAAGAGAATGAGCATGAAATGTGACCGCTGCGGAGAAGTGTTTAACCCTGAACCGCCCGATGAGATGGGGAGGCATAAACCCAATGCCGTGATTCTGGTTGACAAGAACGTGCATGACGCATGGGACTACTGGAGTTGCGATTGCTATGACGAACCGTTTCTTTGCCCCTCTTGTATGGCAAAGCTGAATGACTGGCTGAAAGGAGAACAGAAGTGAGCAGTCGGATGAATAAGCATGGAAACCGCCCATCGTCTGGCAAATAGGCGATGTCAGCCAACCTCCGCAAAATCGCACGGCAGAACCAGTTGTACGGCTTCCGCATGGCTCTGGATGGCATCGCCGCCACATGGGGCGCACTGATTCAGAACCTTCGGTGCGATGCAGACCTGACCGATGAATAAGTGCAAAAAATCATCCGCATTGGTGACAGGTACTGGGAGATGGTCGGCAAGTTCAAAGAAGAGGACATGACCCCTGACGAGTTTGCAGATTACATCACCGCAAAGTCAGAGCAAGTCGAAAAAGAGCTGAGAGAAAGGTGGAGCTGATGGCAATATTTTCGGTAGAAGCTATTTCGGAAATCACTTCAATAAATCCAAAGTCTTGCCGTATTAAAAGAGCAACGTTCACTTGTTATTTCTGCAATACTGCTATTTCTGTGTGTGATGAAGGCGTTGCAACTGCGATGGCAGATAATGGGGAAACTCCTATTTGTCCGATTTGCGGAAAGAAAACAATATGCAGTCTATATGAGTTTCAATCGCACGAAAATCCAAACATCATAGAGGATGTTAGATGGAGGTAACAATGTTTGAATTTGCAACTCGCTGGCTGGTCTGCCTAGTCCTGCTGGCGGTGGTGGTTCAGTCCGAACGGGCAATCAAAGACGCGGCAGACAACCTGTTTGAGGAACGTCAGGCAATGCTTGTCTGGCTGTTCGTCAACGTGTGTCTGATCGCTTGTACAGCTGTTATGATGGAGTGGAGGTAAAGCATGGAAATTCGTGGAGAGTGTGACAAGAAGAGAGTTCGTTTTGATTCGCTCAAGGAAGGGGAACCGTTTTACTACAACGGTGAACTCTTGATGAAAATGAACAATATTACGGGCGCATCTTTTGTTAGCGCAGGAGTAACGTATAATTGCGTGTCGCTCCGTCACGGTAGGGCTATGGGCTGTCCCGATGATGTGATGGTCGGCATTGCAAGGGTTCATATCGAAAAGGAGTACTAATGGATAACGAACTTTACTGCCCGATGAAGCTGACCAGCAATCCGCTTGTGCGGTGCGTATGCGAAAAAGAAAAGTGTGCATGGTGGAACGAACTTGGCAGTTGCTGTTCCGTTTGGTGGATTGCACGGGCGCTGGACAACATCGAAACGAAGATGAAGAGGTGATAACTCTTGGCAACACCCCCTAAGCGTGGTCGTGGCAGACCGCCGCTGACCGAAGCGGAAAAGAAAAAGCGCGAGAAGCGGGCGCAAAAGGCGAAAGAAGAAGCCGCTGCGAAACGTGAGAAAGAGCGAGAAAAGAAGAAACAACAGATGCTTAACAAGCGGAAATCTATCCGCTCACAGGTGAGTAAAAAGGTGAAAGAACAACAGGAGTTAGCAATCACGAGATCTAAGATGCTGAATACGGGCGATTTGCAGTCAAGAATCGGTGATGAAGAGGACAAGAAGGTCATCGGCATGATTGCAGCCAAGTATTTTGGCGACCTTCCGAGCGTGGATATGAACAACCCGATTGAAGTGCAGCAACGCCTTGACTTCTTCTTTGACGCTTGCATCGAAGCCAGAATCTCTCCTGTGGTCGAATGGATTGCGCTGGTTCTGGGCATCGAATGGGTGAGCCTGAAGCAGATTATGGCTGGAAAACGCCGTGACGACAGCTTGCAGCAGAAGTACATCCTGAAGCTAATTCTGCAAATGCAGTCCATGTGGGCGTACAACGGTATGTATGGTCAGGAGAACCCGGCAGAGTGGATTTTCCGAGCCAAAAACTACTTTGGTATGCGTGACAACGTAGAAGTCACTGTTGCACCGCCTGAACAACCGTTGGGCGATGCTCAGAGCGCAGAGCAGTTGGCACAGAAGTACCAGACGGCTTTGCCGAAGGGGATTGACGTGGAGTACAGAGAGGTGGAGAAAAAATGAAACAACGGTTGGTTGACTTCTCCGACCCGATTCTTTCAGCGGCGCTGTTTATCTTGCTTAAAGACCGCGCTACCGGCAAAAACATCATCTGGGCAACAGAGCCACCGCCTGAACTGGACGCAGGCTTTGCGGATGAAATCACATTAGAACAAATCAAGAAGTGCCCACCAGTGCCACGAGTTCTCAAGCGTCTGGATGAGCAGAAGCAAAGAACCAAAGCAAAAGCAGAGGTTTTCACTCCTTCTTGGGTCTGCGAAAAGATGATAGACATGGGCGAAGAAAACGGTGCGATGCCCGATATGAAGAAAGAGCCCATCAAGTACATCCATTCGACAGTCCTTGAAATCACCTGCGGAGAAGCACCATTCCTCGTGAACCGATACGACACGGTAACAGGCAAAAAGATTCCAGTACCAAAACGGAAAGGACTATTTGATCGCAAACTGAAATGTGTAAACAACTGGTTTGATTGGAATGTCTGGACATGGCACGATGTGGCAGAGGACGCAGCGACGACTACATACGGCTATGAGTGGCAGGGTGACAGCCTGTTGCTTGCAAGAGCAAATATGCTCCTGACATGGCGAGAGAACTTTAAGTGGCTGTTTGGCATAGAGCCTGACGCTGGGAAGGTTCGCGAGATGGCTTCTATCATCTCATGGAACGTCTGGCAGATGGATGGTCTAAAAAAGACCGTACCCGGCACGGACATTCCGTGCAAAATCAAAGACTGGAAAGCAAACAAGGAAATCCTGTTCAAGGATGTTGGGGAGGAAAAATAAGCAATGGTTGTTTTTGTTACGAAAAGAGAGTTAGAGGACGAAGATTGGAAAACACATATTGCTCAAGGTAAAGAGAAGATTCCAGCCGGAGCAAAAGTAGAACTCGTCAAGAGAATCGAAAATCTTTATGGAACGTATTACCTTTGCAACTACAAAGGTAAAAACTATTATCTTGACCCTCGCGACTTGAAATTGGAAGAGGAGTATTTTGACTAATGCAGACTTACAGAGGAATCTACCACAAGCGAGTATGTGACCGCTGCGGAGCAGTTCTGGGTGGCAGGATGATGAACCCTGACGAATACTTCAAGGACTGGGCGTGGCGCAGAGACACGGGCGACCTTTGCCCGGAGTGCTATGCAGAGTATAAGCGAGTGATCGGACGGTTCAACAGCAACAGAAGGAGAAAGAAAGGGCAGATATAATGAAAAAGTGCGCTCTTTACAGGTGCAAACAGTGCTTTGCAACCATGACGGACGAAAGCGATGTCAGAATCGACAAAGACATTGTTGATTGGATGTTTGAAAACGAAATGGAAGAAAGCAAAATTGGATTTATCGCAAAATTCAAAATAAGCGATAAAGTCCTCATTCATCGTTGCAACAATAACACTGTTGGTGTATGTGAGTTTATCGGATGGAAGGAGATAGAGGGATGAACTTCTACTGCACAACCGAACATTGCTCTTGCATGGGCATCAAGCAGTTCTCCGCTGGCAAGGCTATCCGATGCACAGCAGAATCCTGCAAGAACAAATCTGAGCCGTCCTGTGGCTCTTGCAAATGGTACGCAGAGCCGGAGGGTGTATGCGTGAACGACCAGTCAGAACACGTCGCAGGCTTCATGTGGGATGAACGTGGATGCAAGGAATGGGAGAAGAAAGATGAGCACTCGACCGATTGATGCTAACGCATTGAAGCGATACTTTTCCGATGAACAAATGAAGTGTGTTAGCGTGGATGAATTGGATTACACGCTCAATGCCTTGACGTATGATGTGCTTGAAAGCGTAATCAAAGCTATTGATAACGCACCGACCATCGAGGTAAAAGACAATGGCTAATTATCCAGAATACCTTGAACGAAGCGCACTTATTGAAAGAATCAAAAAAGCATATTGCGATGGCTGCGAGAACTACAATGGAGTAAGATGCCGTGCTTGCGGTATTGGCGATGCCATTGACGTTGTAGAGGATGCGCCGACAGCTTTAGAGCTTACCGCTAGATGGATATGGATTATACAGGACGGTACATTTACAAGGTTCGAGTGTAGCAGATGCCACACAAAAAATCATCATACACGTTGGAACTACTGCCCCAACTGTGGAGCGAAAATGGAGAACGCGCATGGCTAACACGCTCTGGCATCCGGCAAGTGATCCGCCACGAGAGCGGACGCAGCCTTTGTTGCTTGCTACTAAGACAACGTGGCGTGATAAAGATAGAAAAATGTTGCATGGATTCTCGCCGACAGCGTACTTTCTCGGCTGTTACGCAGACGGTCAATTTTGGGACGAGATAGGCGAAAGATTGCCGGAAGATGTGACGGTGACGCATTGGATGGCGTTCCCGATGGTATAGGAGAGTTTATGGAAAACGGTGTTGTTATTACGCAAGATATGATTGCAGAGTTTACGGCAGCAATGCAGGAAGCGTACCGTAAGTACGGCGATGACGAGGAAATTGTTCATAGCGTGATGGACGGCATCATGTGTGAAACCTTAGAAAAGCTTGGCTTTGCGAAAGGTGTGGAAATCTTTGATGAAACACCGAAATGGTATGCGTAAGGAGGATTAAAGATGGATGGATTTGAAGCATTAACAGAAGCGATGAACCAATGTGCTGCATCAGCTGAACATTTTGCAAATGCTGTCAGACAGTCCGAAATGCAGTGCGGTTGCATCAAGCGGAAGCACAATCGACCTGTATACCGTAAAGGTGCAAAGCTACATGAAGTTTTCAAACGAATTATGAGAACAAGAGAGGGATTCAGAAAATGAAAAACCTGTCAAAGAAGCACCTGAAACAGATTTGTAGGCGAAAAATGAGTAATAAGCTTTATGTACTTATCCCAACGGCATTCTTTCGTGCAGCACCGAACAACAGGAAAGACCATGATAAGATGATGGCTTGGCGTCGGAGTATGTGTACGAACATTCGCTACATGATTCCAGGTGAGAAAATCAAGAAAAGGAGCAAGAGAACATAAGCATGGACGAAAAGGGTAAAAAAATGGAAGAACTCAAAAGATGCCCGTTCTGCGGTGGAGAAGTTGCTATTGACGAAGCAAGCGGCTATTTGACAAGCTGGATGCTTATAACAAGAGGAAACGGCAAGAATGGATGCAAGTGCCGGGTATTCATGGAAAGCAAGCTATACAGCTCTGATTGTTCCAAAGCTGATAAAGAAGAGATTAAAAAAGACCTTATCGAAGCATGGAACAAACGCTACAAAGAGGATTGAGCATGGAGCAGGAACACAAGCTGAGAACATCAATGATTCTTCTGTTGGAACACGTTCATGCGATGGACGAGCTGACAGACGAGGAATTTGGAGCATTCATCCGCAACTACGCACAGTATGTTGAGACTGGACTTGAGCCAGAATACGACAACGATCGTGCTATGCGGATGCTCTGGAAAGTCGTTAAAGCGTTTGATGATATGAACGTGCAGAAGGTGGAAGAACGTGATAAGCGTAGACGAGAAGCAAACAAGAAAAATATAAACAAGCGTTGGAACGATAAAAAATACGAAAGCATACCAATGGTATCACAGGATACGAATGGTATAAATGGTATACCAAACATACCAACTGATACGAATGGTAGCTTATCTGTATCTGATTCTGTATCTGAATCTGATAAAAAAGAAAAATGTGAAAAGAAAAATACCAACGAATTCAAACGCTTCAAGGCACCAACTATCGAGCAAGCCAAAGCCTACTTTGCCGAAAAAGGCTATACGGAGCTGGAAGCAGAGCGGTTTGTTGACCACTTCACGGCAAATGGCTGGAAGGTCGGAAAATCGCCCATGAAGGACTGGAAAGCTGCTGCACGGAACTGGATGCGTAACGTGAAGGACTGGAACGGTGGCTATCAGCAGACAATGGCTGAATTACCTGACGAGGGAGACTTTCTGCGGTGAATATTGAAAATCAGACCCAATACATCCTGCTGGGGGCAGTCCTCACGTTCTCTGAATACGCCGATGTGCTGCAAGACCTTAAAATCGACGATTTCTGCCCTGAACTGCGTGATACATTCGCTGCCATTCTTGGCTATTGGGAACACAATGACAAGTGGAACCCGGTAGAAGTCATGGGGCGGTACGATAACTGCAAGAAAGCAATGGGTGAATGCCTGGATGCCTTCGGTGCAGAGTTCATCCGCAACGTCACCCATGACATGATGCTTGGATGGGCTAGAATCGTCAAGGAACAGGCGTCATTGTCCAGAGCCAGAGAGCTTGCGTTCAAAATCGTTGACGGCTCGACAAGATACGCAGACCTGACAGGCATTTATGAGCAGCTAGGCGAGGCTATCAACCTGCACAACGAGAGAAGCGATTTCATCCCGATGTGCGACGGTATAGACAACTACATCCGCAGACTGGATGATAAGCCGGAATATATCAGCACGGGACTTAGAGTGTTGGATAACAACTTGCATCTTGTGCCGGGCAACTTCGTTGTGATCGGTGGCAGACCGTCTGCCGGTAAGACCGCTCTGTCTTTGCAACTTGCCTGTGAAATAGCCAAGAACGGACGCAAGGTGGCGTATTTCAGCCTAGAGACTGACCCGGATACCCTCTATGCTCGTATCATCGCAAACCAGCTGGGCGTACCGCTGCACACGGTCAAGAACAAAACCGTCAGTATTAACGAGCTTGACCGACTGGCAGCTATCAAGAAATATCCGCTATTCGTCCGCTCTGCCGCTGGCAAGAGTGTTGGGTGGATTAGAACGCAGTCCATCAGGATGCAAGCAAAAGTAGTGTTCATCGACTATTTGCAGCTCATCCATCAATCCGGAGCGAAAGACCGATACAGTGCCGTCACGGAGATTAGCATGGCACTACATGAGTTCGCACAGTCCACAGGAACACTTGTGGTAGCACTCGCACAGCTCAATCGAGAGACCGCAAGAGCGGGTATTCCACCGACTGCCGCAGACTTGCGAGAATCCGGGCAAATCGAGCAGGACGCAGATGCAATCATCCTGCTGGCACAGAACGTGACTACGAAAAAGCGGCCGGAGCAGCATTATCACTTTGCGCTTGAGAAGAACAAAGAGGGCAACGTAGGGTCACTGGACATTACGTTCCAGATGGAGACGCAGCAGTTCAAAGAATGCGTGTGGATGTAACGAGAGGAGAATAAACATGAAATACTACCGCAAGAAACCAGTTGTTATCGAAGCATTCAAGCTCAATGCACAAGGACTTGTTGGAGCAGATTGGTTCTGGGACGCAGTAAGTAGCAATGATATTATCACGCATGACTTCGGAAAGTTTTACGATAGATCTGCGTGGTGCGAGATTAAAACGCTTAAAGGAACTATGATTGCGAGGACTGGCGATTATATCATTCGTGGCGTAAATGGCGAAATCTACCCGTGCAAACCTGACATTTTCGAGAAAGCATACGAAGCGATTGAGTGATAGTAGCCTAGCATCGCTTCTGCGCTTGTATCGTCACAGTAGAATAGGCAAGAAAAACAGATAACAGGGTCTAGCCGATAAAGTTACCGTCTGAACCCCATAAATATTTTTCACTACACAAAATACAGGAGGAAAAGACTATGGTTCCAAACATGGCTGGCGTTTATGCTAGCGTCCTTGCTAATGTACACAGACTGCATGAGAAAGAATGCAAGAAACATGAAGCGAAAGAAGTTAAATATCGCAAGGCAAAAGAGCAGGGAGAAATCTGTTACAAAACGTCTCCATGTGAGTGGTGTATGTATGAATACGATTGCTCAAAAACGAAAGTCAACCAAAAATAACGCAAAGGAGAAAACAACTATGGCACTTACCAACATCGAACGTGAAACTATCATCACCTTTAACGCAGCGGAGGATACCGCAGAAGTTTACACAGCAGACCCGGTTTACATTCGCAAGCTGGACAAGCTCTGTGAGCAGTTCCCTGATACGTACAAGTTCATGGAGGAGCTGTCTACCAAGCGGTGCAAGGAATCTAAGACCTATTCGATGCCGAAACGTCTTGTAAAGTTCCGCTCGCCCATCACCCGTAAAATCAGCGAAGAGCAGCGTTCAGAACTGGCAGAACGACTGCGCAAGGCAAGAGAGAACAAGAATATCTAATCTCAGCTCGTGCGGCTACAAAACTATTGTATCAGAAAGCATGGAATAGTATCGGGTGGTAAAACTACCTTCTGCGACTATTCCGTGCTTTTTTCGCCTGTTATTTATCGAGAGAAAACGGCAAGGTCTGATTTTGAGTAGGAACCGTCTCGATCGAGTGGCGTTTGGGCTGATATGGATACGACTATCAGCGTGATGCGTTTGAATGCAAATGGATGCACGTGATGCGTTCGCATTCAATCTTCCCCCCTTTCTTCCCCCTCTTTCCCCTACAACCCCTATTACCCCCTATAATCCCCCTAATTCCACCCTCAAACAAATAAATTGTTTGAGGCCCCCACGCCAAAATGGTGTAACAACTGCGACAACTGGAAACAACAACCAGATGTTTCTGTAAAGGCTCTTTCCCCCTACAACCCTCTATCTCCAAAAGCTACACCGTTAGCCAACAGAGCAGACCGTAGGTAAAAACTAGCGTGAGGTTCGGACTGGTGGATGGTCTACGACTATTCCACATGGAGAATTGACTTCGTTTTGCAGTTGGTTAAATATGTAGAAATGTTGCATTTATTATTCCTAGTAGAATGCTATGGATTGATTGAGATACCATAGTATATTACTGGGAATTAAATCGAGCAGGAACAGACAGAATCGGGTGGTACGAGTTATTATACGAAATAATCTGTGATTATCGGGAGTAACTATATCTGTATACTATAATAAGTACGATTATTATACGAAATAGATATAACTGGCGGAGGAATATATTATGCGAAATTGGAACGAGAGGTGATTTTGGGAATGGTCGGATGACTTAGCGACTATCGCACCCCTCTTTTCTTAAAAGGCGTACGACTATTTCACACAAAAAATACACGACTATTTGACGATGATTCGCAAGAAAACGCTACTACTATTACTCTACGGCTATCAGCGGACAGTTCGTTACTATACTATATATAGGACTTTCAAAAGCTAGTCATCTGACGACTTTACGACTATTCTACGACTATTTTAACGGAGAAACTACGACTATTGGCTACGACTATTCCAGAAGCTGTTACGACTATTTCAGCCAAAGCGTTACGACTATTGCTGACCTCTATTAGCTATCGGGCGAAAGCCCGAAAAGAGATGCGGCGAGAGCCGCCAATGGTTCCGCGCCGCCCACCGCGTCCCTGCTGCTGGACTGCCCCGCCGTGTGGAGGGTGCCAGGCTGACCCGGTGCGCCCTGACAGCTGACCGGTGCCAGACCTCCAGCCGCCGGGCTGACCCGGTACAGGTGGAGACGCTGACCCCGCCGGGCTGGCATGGATCCATAACAGGGGCGCACCGCTGCCCCCTTATATACATTATTATAATAGGACGGTTGTGCTGAGCTGTGCAGCGTCCGGCGTGCCGCTGGTATCTGGTATCGGTGGAGGTGCTACACTTGATGGTATGACCTCCAGCGTGGCGCATGTGGTGTATAGTCGGATTGTGTGGCTGCTGTATTGTGTGCGTTGGAATGTGCAAATCAACGGAAACGCCACTGCAAAGCCCTGCACGCGGTTTTGTGGCGTGGGAGGTATAAGTTGCATTTACAGCACAAAACAAGCTGTAAACGATTGTATGCGGCTGTATTACGTCTGGGCAAAATAAAAGCCCTGCACCCTCAGCAGATGCAAGGTAAAAGAAAAGCCCGGCCATTTCTGACCGGGTGGAATGCTTCTTTATTTGCTGGCCTTAAATAGTGCACTGAAAAACCAGAACGCAAAGAGGACACAGGAAAATATCATTTGTTTGCACCTCCCATCTGTACCAGCTCAAAGGCGTTGTATTCGTCAAGCCACGCAAGCGGGAGACCGCGCAAATAATTAACGTATACCGTTAATGTTTCGCTATTCGGGTTTGCGTTGTGCTCTTTAAGGGCGTTCACAGTCTTTTTGAAATATTCGTATTTATCAGCGTTCATGCTTTTACCTCCATTCTAACGCCGAAATTGGTAAAGGTGCGGCGCTGTGAGATTGTGACAGGCTCAAGCCCTGCCGTGCTGATACCATAGCGGGCGCACTCTTTAGCCGTGTACAGCTCACCGCCGATTAGATACCGCTTGACCTTGCCACAATAGGCACCAGCGGACACAACCGCCCGCCCGTCAAGCCCTGCCGGAATACGATAGTATAACATAATTCGCACCCCCTTATACCACGCTAAACCGCTTGTAACTGGTCTTTTTGCTGCACTCAGCATAAATATCCGGGTGCGCTGCCTGTAAAAGCTTGCTATCAAGCCGGACACTCTGCACGTCCTTGTAAATGGCCTTTGCAGTGCCCTGCACCATTTCGGGCGCGCCGTGCATCATGTCAATAATTTCAGCCTTTACTGCGTCGTTCATCGCTTCTAGTTCTTCAATGAGCCGCTTGTTTTCGCGGTATGCGTTCACTTTTTCTTCAAACGTGGTCATTTTTTAGCCCTCCAAAATTCCTTTATTGTTGAATAGCGTTCCAAGGTTGTGTTTTTCGTATTCTCTCCAATTTTCACCGATTGCAAGCGCTGAGTTTTGCGCCCAAAACGGGACACCCGCCTGGTCAAGCTGACCGAATAAAAAATGAATCGTTTTGTCAGCCTTGTCTAAAAACCCGATGTCATCCGGGTCTTTTTCCCTGCAATATGAGATTTCAGCCATCCAATATGTAAGGGATTCCAACAGGCCGTATGCCTTTTTATTTGCCGTGTATGTCATTTTTTAGCCCTCCATTAGCTTTTTATAATTCAAAATCTGCTCACGCGTTAGCCATTCCGGTTTTTGCTTGATGCTGTCATACAGGTAAAGCATACTTTCGATTTGTTCTTTTACGCTTTCAGCCCACAAATATTTTTCATGCCGTGCGCCGAATCCCAAAAAATACTCGCAATCAATTCGCATACGGTCAAGCAAGCAATATTTTCTTTCAGCGGGAAGAGAATCTAAATATTTTTGATATTTCATCGTTTTGCCCTCCTTGTTAGCTGTTGAGAAATGCAATCATAACGAGTGCACCGCTAATCATGCCGCCCACGTACCAGAGGGCGGCCCACTGGGTAAAGTCAAGTGCAATCATACTGTAAACCCTCCATTAATCAAACTCCGGCATTGCCAGAATAATTTTTTTGCAACGCTCAACGCTCAAGCGGTACGGCTTGGAGCGGGTCAGGTTGTCCGCTACAATCTGAGTGTATACCATTAACGGCAGTTCAAACAGCCCGGCACACTTTGGATACAGGCGCACGGCCTGATTGCGGATTTCGGCGTTAATTTCGTCCGTTCTTGTCATCGTTTAGCCCTCCTTATATTGCGGGATGTAGCCCAGCACCTTAACTTTTGCCGGGATGGTGTAGTAAATTTGTCCACAATCGGGGCACCAAACAGCGTCGTATTGCTTGCCGTTGTCTCCCAGTGCCTTGCATTCCACCTCACAGGTAAAGCGCTTTAGAGCGTCCGCTGTGAGCATTGCGGCAACATCTGTGGCGGGCTGTTCGTTAAACGCTGCCACTGCCTTTTCCGCATCTGCCAGCGTATCAAATACGCCCAGTGTCCAGCCCGCACCCTCTAAGATGTAGTCTACCATATACAGGCCGTTGTCACTGCACCAGAGCCACACAACGGGCTTAATGGTCATTCTGCGGTTATTCTGGGCTTTATAGAGCTGGTCAAGTGTGCCAGTCATTAACGTGCCGTCATCAAATGTGGCGGTATAAAGGTCACTGCACTTATAGGTCTTTTTCATGGTTTTTGTCCTCCTGTTTTGTAACGGTATTTGGTAGGTGTTACGCTTTCTTGCGTCTGATTATATTATACGCTTTCTTGCGTAAATGTCAATAGGTATTTACGCTTTTTTGCGTATTATTTTTAATGCTCTTGCTTGTCCGTTTGGGCGTGCTCTATCGGACACACTCCACGCCCTCCAGCGCAGACCGCTGTTTCGATCTACTTTGCGCGGTCTGCGCTGCTGCCTGTACCGTGTATCCGTTCCGGGTATGCTGGGGTCACCCGGGGGGAATAGGGCCGGAGGCCCGGGTGGGGGCGGTGAGTCCCGTCACCACCGAAAAAATAAAAAAGGCTCAAAAATTGGCGGCTCAATTTTGTGCCACCAAAAATTTTCCGCCACAAAAACAAAAAGACCCCTACAAAGGGTCTGTGTTCTGTGCTATACTTGCCTTACAAGCCTTGAAAGGAAGGAATCTACAATGGCTAAAAGTAAAATGACAACGTGCAAGCACTGTGGCGCAGAGATTGCCGCAAGTGCAAAGGTCTGCCCTCAGTGCGGCGGTAAGAACAAGCCGCCCATCTACAAGCGTTGGTGGTTCATCGCTATTATCGTACTGATTGTTCTGTCTGCTATTGGCGGCTCTGGTAGCGGCTCTGACAGTTCTGCAAGCAGCAGTAAAGCAACGTCTAAGGCAAGTGCATCGACCGCTTCTTCCGTTGCATCTGTTGCGCCTGAAATCAGCGAGGACGATTACAAGGCAGAGTGCCAGACTGTGGACTATAAGGAGCTGTGCCGCTATCCTGAAAAGTATGAAGGCACCAAGATTGTTGTCAAGGTAAAGGTCTCGCAGATTATTGACGCAAACTTCTCCGGTAGCGAGAAGGCATGGAGGACCTACACGGACAACAGCGGATACGGCTTCTATGCCGATGACGAATATTATATGCTGGATAAGCGCGGTGGCGATGCTGTGAAGATTCTGGAAGATGATATTATCACCGTCTACGGTGAGTTTACCGGGCTTGAGGAAATCACCAGAGCGTTGACTAGTACTACTGATGAACTGCCCCGCATCGAAGTCAAGTATGCAGACCTCGTAGAGGAATAATCGCATAACACAAAAAGCCAGCGGCTAGATGTTCTCTAACCACTGGCTTTTCTTATAGGTTGTTATACGCTTCTACGGATGCTTGCATAGAGCAGACGGAACGTCTCACGGCCTTTCGGCGTTACTCTGGTCTGTACGCCACCGTGCTTGTTCTTCTGGTTGCAGTATTCCTTGACCGCAAACAGGCCGTCGCCCTTGCCCGCTTTCGGCAGGATGCCCTTGTTCTTGTCACGGTAGATGTATCCGTCAGAAATAAGCATCTTGATGAACAAACGCTCAGGGATACGCAGTTCCTTTGCAGTAGAGCGAAAATTGGTAGATACGTTCCATGCCACAAGGTCATCAAAGTAGTCGGCTTTGGGCTGCATCTCCTCGTTCTTCTCACAGAGCTGCTTGTTCTGCGTCTGCAACGCTGCGTTCTTTTCCTTTTCGGTTTTCATGTTCTGAATCAGGCCGATCACGAAGTCCGGGTTGGCAATAGCTGTCTCCAACAGGTTGTCGGTCATATACATCCCATGCTTGCGGATGGACGGCAAGACCTCGTGAGTGACCCAGTGCTTGAACCGCTGTGCGCTTTCCAGCTTGCTGCTGAAAATCAGACTGTATAGGCCGGATTCATTGATGATGGTTGTCTTGCTCTTGTAATTAGAACCATCACCCTGAATCAGGGTAGTGGTTTTATCTTGCTCATCAACGTGTGCTGACAGTGCGTTCTCAGGCTTTGCGTAGCCAAGTGCTACCGCAATGTCCTTGCCAACAAACCAAGGGTCATCGTCAATGAGCATGACACGGATTTCGCCAAACTCGGCGTTGTTGAAGATTTTGATGTTCTCAGACAAAGAAAGTTGCATTAAAAGGCTCCTTTTCACTTGTGAGAGAAGCGATTTTCTGCTATAATAACGGCGAGAGAATGCTTCTCTCAGGGTTGATATGATACGTTCGCTAAAGTTTGCCGACCCAAGCGAGCGTATCATTTTTCGTTTTCATCATCGGGCATGGGGTACTTCTCAAGGTAGGCATCGCGGACGGCCTGTGACAGCGATACGCGGTGCTTCTTGCAGTGCTCCACCAGCAACTCATACTGACGATCAGTGAAGCCAACGGCTACCTGATGGCGGTATGCTTCGATGTAGGGACTTCTTGCCATGTTCTTATCTCCTTTCTTTGAGGTGCATTAAGTGTAATCGCAAAATGTAGTAAAGTCAAGCGGAAATAGACCAACGAAACACTACATTTAGTGTTCGTTCATCTTGACAAACCACTTTCTACGTTTTGCACAAAACTCAGCCCTTATTTTTGGCCACTCCCGCTTCGTACCCTGCCCGGTAGTTCAGCTCGGACAGCTTACCAAGCGCTTCTGCGTACTCCCTGTCCTCGCTGGTCGGCTCTTTGCCGTGTGCGAGGGTTTTCAAAAATTCTTCGGTTTTCGTAGGAAAGTTCATGTTTTTTGCTCCTAACTCTTGCGGAGAGCAGCCCTTTTTGGTATAATAGATTCCGAAAAGGGAGACTGCCCCCTTGGTGGTTGCAGTACCTTCTTTTTGTAACGGATAAGCTATCAGCTAAACTTTGGTAGGTGGGTGCTGATAGCTTATTTTTTTATGCGTTCTGCAATGTTGAAGATTAGATCAATACCCATTCTCACAACATCACTCTTGGTTCCATCCAGAGCGTTAGCGCAAAATGTGATTTTTTCGATATCTTCTTCGCTAAGCCTGAACGAAACCATACGCATAGATTCGTTTTTAGATGGCTCTGCTGCTTTCTGCAACTTCATCACCTCGCTTTGTTGCTGATGATAGTATATACCAGATATTGAACACTTGTCAATATGGAAATTTGAAGAAAATATACTTTACGGATTCGGAACAAATCAAAAATAAAGCGTATACACGTTTCCATGTAAAAAGTTTAACATTCTTATACTACTATACTCTGTATTTACAGAGTATAGTATATTTATATATACACTAGGGCTGAATTGCTCTCTTGACAGCTTACGCTAGAAAGCGTATAATGATACCAAAGGAAGAGAGGGCAAAAAAATGGCAGCTACGAACAACAAGGTAAATTCCAGCGAAATTCTTCGCGGGATTATCAAAGAGCAGCATCGGACATACGAATACCTCAGAAAAAAACTTGATTATAAAAAAATTTCTAGCGTATCTTCTCGTGTTTTGGCCGATGATATGAAGTTATCTACGATGGTTCAGATTTTAGAAGTACTGGGATACAGGCTTGTTGTCGAGCCGGACAACGGGGAGCTAACTAGAACGGGCGCTTATCAGATAAGAGAAGTAAAGGACGGCGGTTCTGAATGAACGTAGCGTATGTTCGTGTATCCACTGTCGAACAGAATGAAGCACGACAGGTAGAAGCGTTGAAGCGGCATGACATTGATCGTTGGTTTATCGAGAAGGTCTCTGGCAAGAATATGGATAGACCAGAGCTGCAGAAGATGCTTAAATCAGTTCAGCCGGGCGATACCGTGTTTATCCACGATTTCAGCCGCCTTGCCCGTAGCACAAAAGACTTGCTTGAAATGGTCGAAACGCTGCAAGCTAACGGCGTGCACCTTGCCAGTGATAAAGAAAACCTAGATACAGGCACTCCCACAGGTAAACTGATGCTGACGATGATTGCAGCCATTAACGAATTTGAACGACAGAATATGCTTGACCGTCAGCAAGAGGGTATCGAAGTGGCAAAGCAGAAAGGCGTTTATAAAGGCCGCAAACCCACCGAGTATGACCGCAACCTCTTTGACGTTCTCCATGAGCAGGTGGAGAAGCGCATTCTCACGGTCACGGATGCTGCCAAACAGCTTGGCGTGACCCGCCAGACATGGTATCGGATTGCTGAACAGAGAAAGGCATGATAAAATGAAAGCAGAGGATTTAATTGTCAAAGACGGAAGTATTACACTGCGATCTATGCTTGACTTTGGTGGTTTCCTTGAAATCAAGCAGTTCTTGGAAGCCTGTCATTCGGAAAACTGCACCGTGACCTTTGCAAACGAGGAAATTGTCATTTTCCCGAATGAATACGATGCTGCTAAAGATGCCCTCGTTTTTATTTACGGCACATTGGCAGAAAGACACAGTATTATCGAAAAGTATCTCCGCTATAAGCTGATGCTAGGAGATGAACAACCAAAACCTACTTATATAGTCAGAGAAAGGAATAAAGCATGAAACCTGTAAAATTGTCAGAACAGAGCTTGAAGCTCATTGAAACGCTGTGTGATTACACTGACAGGCCCGATATTCTTAATGCCATCGCAGACGCCTTGTACTACGATGCGGACGAGCTGAAACGCAGGCTTAACCAGCTTGCAGAAGAAGTTAAATAAACTGAGCAACCCATTTATTAAGATGGATTTTAGCAAATAATTTTCCGAAACAGCATTATAAAACCGAATATTTGATTTTTGTGCAGTTGTAGGCACTCTTTACATTTTCAGGTAGGGGGTGCCTATTTTTTATGCAGCCAAAGCAGTGTATCGCCATCATTGACAGCATCAAAGCGTATGCAAAGCAGAATCCGACCGAAGCACAGGTCTATGAAGACTGGTTTCAGGCGGTGGTGAACCTGAGAGATGCCCTGCCGCAAGACAAGCGGTTTGATGCCTACAAGTACTCTGGTGAGTTGCGCTCTGTCTGTGCAGCCATGATGGGCAAGATGAAAACAGGCGAGGACGTAGCGAAGACCTATGACATTATCGGCCGAACTTACCTGTTTGAAGCAAGGGATGTGTTTGATAGCTATTGCATCTACCTTGAATGGAACCGTGCGCCGGAGAAGAAGTTCTATCAGCCGAGAAGAAAGGTTCTTTTGACGTTGGTTCGTGACCTAGAGGACTTGTTTTTCCATCGTGTAGAATTTCTTGGGGTAAGTCAGCCCCCGAGAACTGGAAAGAGTACGCTCTGTATATTTTTCATCACATGGCTGATGGGCAACCGCCCTGACGTTGCATCGGTTATGAGCGGGCACTCTGACAAGCTGACCAACGGCTTCTACGGCGAAGTGCTGTCCATCATCACCGACCCTGTAACCTACAACTGGGGTAAAATCTTCCCTGACGTTCAGCTTGTGGACAAAAGCGCAAAGGACGAAAGCGTTGACCTGAACCGAAAGAAGCGCTTCCCAACCCTGACTTGCCGCTCAATCGGCGGTACGCTGACTGGTGCTGTTGAAATCGGCGAGGGCGGCGTTCTGTACAGTGATGACCTGATCGAGGACTTGGAGGAAAGCCTGAACGTTGAGCGTCTGAACAACAAGTACGATGCCTACCTGAACCAGTTGAAAGACCGCAAAAAGCAAGGCGCATTAGAGCTGATGGTCGGTACACGCTGGAACGTGCTTGACCCTCTGGGGCGTATCCAGAACCAGTATGCAGACAACCCAAAGTACCGATTCCGGGTGATTCCTGCGGTGGATGAGAACGGACACAGTAACTTTAATTATGACTATGGTGTTGGTTTTGATGATGCCTACTATGCCGATATGAAAGCCAGCATTGATGATGCAACATGGTGGGCAAAGTACATGGGCAAGCCCTATGTGCGTGAAGGCCTGCTGTTCCCTGCCGATGAACTGCGGTATTTCAACGGCGTTCTGCCTGATGGAGAGCCTGATCGCAAGCTCATGGTCATGGATATTGCATGGGGCGGCGGCGACTTCACTGCCTGTCCTATCGCTTATGTGTACGGTGATGCCGTGTTCATTCCAGACCTTGTGTTCAATAATGGCGATAAGACCGTGACCAGACCGGAAGTCGTGGGAAAAATCATCCAGCATAAAATCAACGTAGTACGTGGCGAAGCCAACAACGGCGGCGACGAATACTGTGACGTGGTGGACAGCCAGCTTCGGCAGCAAGGCTATCACTGCTCTGTCCGCAGCCAGCGTGCGCCAAGTGGTCAAAGCAAGCTGTCAAGAATTATCCAGTATGCGCCGGATATCAAACGGTTCTATTTCCTTGACGAGAAGCACCAGTCGAAAGAGTACAAGGCGTTCATGGAACAGGTGACGATGTTCACGCAGCTTGGCAAAGTTCCGCACGATGATGCACCGGATAGTCTGGCGCAGCTTGCCGATGAATTGTACAACGGAATCAGTAAAATTGAGCCTGTCAAGAGGCCTTTTTGATTAAGAACACAATATATTGTGTTCGCTGGGTCTATTTATTTGATTTCACCACTTGACAAGGCTTATAATGTACGTAGGAAGTTTTGCAGCTTCCCTTAAAGGAATAGCTTGCACGGGGGGTTTTGTCATTTTTACTCGCGTGCGTGTCAACAAGCATATTCCTCCTTTTACCGGTGGAGGTTTTCTTGCTCTTTCGCCTTCACCGGACTTTATATGTTGCGTTTCCAATTGTTAGGGGAATGCCAGCCTGTCTCCCCCACGGCTGGCAAGCAACGGTTCGATTCCGTTACGCAGCACAACCAACTACCTAGCTTTGCATGGACTTATTCTCCAAAACCTCCATCGCTATTCCCGGCTCTCGATGTAATGTTTAGGCGTGACATTGCAAAGAGCAGCGGTTAACCAATCAAGCCGGGTTTCTATGTTGCATTAGCTCAGTCAGGCTAGAGCATCCGGCTCATAACCGGACATACATTGGTTCAAATCCATTATGCAGCACCAAAATTGCAGCTTACCCGTTGACTGTCCGTCAAACTGAATGTAAAGGCTGCAATGGTTTTCTTCGGGCGAAGAATAGCACGGCTGGAAGTGCGAACAGTTTCCCAGTAGCTTCTGACAGGTCTGTGCTCAACAGCCTGTTTCCAGAAATCCAACGAAAGGAGCACAGATGGTAGCAAAAGTCAGATGCAAGCGTCCTCGGAAAGACGCAAACGGCAATCCGTGTGATTGCGGACGTTATCTTGGCGAAGTAGAAGGTAAGTTCTCCCTTCTGTGCCCTCTTTGCCATTGGATTACAATTGGAGATTCCAACCTTCCAAAAGATACATGGGTCTCCGTACCAAAGTTTAAGAACTGAATAGCTTTTGAAGCGCAGTTGTAAGCGCAGTGAGATAGACCTTAACAGGTTTGTCTTGCTGCGCTTTTTATTTTGCCGGAAAGGAGGAACGCATGGCTGAGTATCAGATAGTCGTTGACGGCTTTTTGAATAATCCGCTGACCGGACGCAGACCGATTGAAACGCCGGAGACGGAAATCAATCGGGCAAACGTGCTGAAAGTGGTCATGGGCAAGGCAGAGCCTATTCATCTTCTGAACAAGAACGAGATTCGCTTTCTGCACAACTACTACTTGGGTAGTCAGCCTGTCCTCCACCGCACGAAGGAGTACCACGCTGAAATCACTAATCGCATTGTAGAGAACCATGCCAACGAGTGCGTGGGCTTTTACACAGGCTACATGAGCGGCACTCCTTGCTCTTATGTGCGGTCTGAAACAGCAACAGGTGACGGTGAGGAAATCGCTCGGCTGTCCAACGCCTTGCAGTATGAGGGCAAGGATGCGCTTGATCGGCGGCTCTGGCAGTGGATGTTGGAATGCGGACAGGGATACCGCATTGTTCTTCCCGACAAGGGGTACAACGGCAACTACCCGGATGAAACGCCCCTGCTGGTGGATGTTCCAGACCCGGATATGGCGTATGTGATTTACAACTCCGGCATCGGGCATAAGCCTATCGCCAACGTGCTGCACATCCCACGCAATTATCAGAACGATCTAAACGATTTGATTTGCGTGTATACGCCAAACCAGTATTTTGAAATCGACAACGGCAAGGTTACAAAGTCGGAGAACCATTCTCTCGGAATGTTGCCGATGGTCGAATACAAGCTAAACCCGGAGCGGATGGGTCTGTTTGAGCCTGCAATTCCTGTGTTGGATGCCATCAATCTTTTGGAGAGCAATCGTCTCGATGGCGTAGAGCAGTTCATCCAATCCATCATGGTCTTTATTAACTGTCTTGTTGATAAAGAATCGTTGGAAGCTGTTAAGGCTATGGGCGCAATGTCAATTAAGTCTACTTCCGGGCTTGCCGCCGATGTAAAACAGCTTGCAAACGAGCTGAACCAGCAGCAAACGCAGATTTTAATTGATTCCATGTTGAACGTGTACCGCAGTCTGACTGCCATGCCTAGTGCTACTGGCAGCGAGAACGCAACGTCTGACAACGTGGGCGCAGTCATTGTCCGCAACGGCTGGAATCATACCGAAGCAAGGGCGCAGCAGTACGAGAATATGTTCAAGTACGCTGAACGCCAGAGTCTGTCTGTAATGCTGAAAATTCTGCGTGACACGGCTGGTTCTAAGCTGATGGCAAGCGACATCAATATCAAATTGCCACGCCGCCAGTACGATAACCAGCAGAGCAAAGTTCAGATTTTTGCACAGATGATTCAGCAGCCCATTGACCCGCAGTTGGCGTTCACTACGCCCGGTCTGTTCCCCGACCCGCAGGCTGCTTACGAAATGAGCAAGCCCTTCCTGATTGCCGCTGGCAAGCTGGGTGAGGACGGGAAAGCACCGAAGCCGCAGGAACAGCTGACAGACCATATTGCCAACAACGGCAAAATGGCTGGCGAACAGACTAATGCAAAGGAAAGAGAGCAAAAATGAAGAAGCTGTTTATTTCTTGCCCGATGAAGAATCGGTCGGAAGAAAATATTCGGATGACGCGTGACCGTTTGCACAAAATTGCCGAAGCAGTGTATGGCGAAAGTCTTGAGGTTACCCCTACCTATATTAAAGATGACACCGCACCTAAGTGTAAAACCGAAGGGCTTTGGTATCTTGGCAAAAGCATTGAACTTCTCGCGCAGGCCGATTATTTTATCGGCATTTGCGGTGATAACGCTTTTCAGTATAACGGCTGTACTGTAGAAATTGATGCTGCAAAGTTGTATGGCGTTCCGGTCTATCTTGTTCCGACCGTTTTCGCTGCTCCTGATGTTGCGAAAGCAGAACTGGTTTACAACGGCACAGGGGAACTAATCAATTAAAAATCAATCCGCATTAGCGGGCTGATATATTCCGGCAGGGAAGCCGGGATACAAATTTCGCAGCGTTGCAGGGAAGCAACGGTAAAAAAACGCAGGAGGAAATTAACGATATGAAACTCAATGTGTTACTTGGTGATGCCTACAAAGATGGCATGACCGCCGATGAAATCATTTCTGCGCTTGAAAAGGTTGCAGACCCTAGCGCAGAGGTCGAGAAGCTGCGCAACGCCGTGACGAAAGCCAACGGCGAAGCTGCTGAGTACAAGAAGCAGCTCAAGGCAAAGCGTACCGATGACGAGAATGCTGCGCAGGAACAGGCTGACAAGCTGGCAGAGATGCAGAAGCAGATTGAAGCCCTGACTGCCGACAAAGAGAACCTCGTCAAGGAAAAGACCCTTGCATCTTACCGTGAGAAGTTCGTTGCACAGGGTTATGATGCTGAACTTGCTAACAAGGCTGCATCTGCACTGGCCGACGGTGACATGGACAAGGTGTTTAAGTTCCAGTCGGAATTTATGACCGCCCATGATACCGCATACAAGGCTTCCCTGCTGAAGGATATGCCTACACCTCCGGGTGCGGATGGTAAGGGTGTCTCTGACAGCGAAGGCGTGGCATTTGCCAAGAACCTTGCCGCAAGCAAGAATGCCGCAAGTAAGGCATCGAGTGACGCAATGAACGCTTTCCATTAAGGAGGAAAACATGAAGTATACTACTACTCCGGTATCGGCTCCTGAAAGCACTATTCTGGCTGCTGATACCTACGTTGCCATTCCCTTTACTGTGACCGAAACCGATGTTGTAAAGGCTGGCTATCCCATGGCAAAGACCGGGAAAAAGGCTACCGCTACTACTGGGACTTCCGATGCAGCAGTTACCGATGCGATTGGCATTCTGCTGCACACCGTTGACCCGTCCGTCAACCCAAACGGCGCACTGCTTATTCAGGGCGTTGTTGACCAGAAAAAGGCAAAGGCAAGTTCTGGCTTTTCCTTTACTGCTGATGACGTTGCCGCTTTGCATAAGGCTGTTCCCGCAGTCTTTTTCCGCGACAACATCGGCACTAATGCTTAACGGAGGTAAAAAACATGGATTTTCAGAAATATTTCACTTCCGATGCGATTGCTGAGTATTGGACGAATGATGTTACCAACGCGCAAGCATTCGGCTCTGATGCCCTGTTTCCTCCGCACAAGAAGGCCGGTCTGGAACTGAAGTGGATTCGCGGTCACAAGGGCGTTGGTATTTCTCTGATGCCCAGTGCATTTGACACGAAGGCGACCTTCCGTGAGCGCAAGGGCTTTAAGATGTCTGAAACCGAGATGCCGTTCTTCCGTGAGGGCTTCCACATCGACGAGAAAGACCGCCAGATGTTGATGGAGATTCAGAACAGCAACAGCACTTTTGCAGAGGAAATCATCAGCCGAATTTTCGATGATGCCGCAGAGCTGATTACTGGTGCTCGAATTGTTCCTGAACGTATGGCATGGCAACTGCTTTGCCCGGAGAACGGCAAGCCCGGCATTACCATCAAAGCGAACGGCATGAACTACATCTACGATTACGACCCGGATGGTACTTGGCAGGCAAAGAACTACAAGGCTCTTACCGGCAAGGCGAAGTGGGACGTTACCACTTCTACTCCCCTTACCGATTTCGCCACTGCGAAGGATGCAATCGCTGCAAATGTTGGCGAAACCATCACTCACGCCTATATGAACACCAACACTCTGAACAAGATGATTGCTTCTGACGAGGTGAAAAACCGTTTCATGACGGTTACGGCAAAGTCTATTGCCGTTCTTACCCAGAGCGAAGCACGCGCTCTGGTTGAGCGGACTACCGACATCAAGATTCATCTGTTTGACAAGATGTACCAGCCTGAAGGCGGCGGTGATTCCGTCAAGTACATCCCGGACGGTTATGTTGTTCTGGTTCCCGATGGTAAGGTTGGCGAGATGTGGTATGGCACTACTCCCGAAGAAGCAGACCTTCGTGCTGGTCTGACGAATGCTTCTGTTTCTATCGTGAACAATGGCGTTGCTGTCACCACCATTAAGGAACCTCACCCTGTAAACACCAACATCATCGCATCCGAAATTGTCCTGCCGTCCTTCCAGAAGATGGACGCTGTGTACTGCATCAAGGCTTACTAAGGCGAAAGGAGGAAAGCAGCATGGGAGACCAGTATTCCGAAGCGGCAGTCAAGCTGGGGCAGTACATCGCCCCTGCACTTGACCGTGAAATCACGGACGAGGACTACCCACTCTTCGACCTGCTGCTTGATTTCGCCAAAGACAAGATATTTGCACAGGGCTACCCTTTCGGCAACAGGCCGAACGAGTTGCCCTCGCAGTATCAGTCGTTGCAGATACGCATTGCAGCGGAGCTGTACAACCACATCGGTGCAAACGGGCAGACGAGCTACACCAACAATGGCATTACTCGTGTTTGGGAAAGTTCCGATGTGGCGCAGTCCCTGTTGAATGAAGTGGTTCCGAGAGTAGGTGTTATCGGCTGATGTTCAATGGAAGCCCGCTGGATAAACGCCCGCTGTGGTATTCAAACCCGGTTGGCGAGAAAACGCCTGTTGTGGACGAGTGGGGAAACGAGACTGGAGAATCCGCATACGAATCGTGGAGCGAACCCGCAAAGCTGATGCTGAATGTCAGCCCGCCTACTGGTTCTGCGGAAGCAAACCCTTTTGGAGCGTTCACGGATTACAGCTATGTTGTCAGTTCGTCCAGCAAAAAGCGCAATACCCCACTTTACGAAGGCACACACGT